ATCATAAGGGGGGTGCACCCCCCTTAATTAGCAAGGCGGAGTGACTCCATAAGAGATTCCATCCCACGACACCCCACACGATTTTGCCCAATTATATTTAGCACAATTTGCATCGGAACCAGTGAAAACGGAACTATTAAAATTCATTGTTAAATACTCTTGTCCGTTCGTGGGTTTACAAGTTCCTAAATTTTTGACATTGACACAATTTGCTCCATTTCCTGAAGTATCAATCCAGTAATCAGGGCAGTCTCCTACATTTGGAGGCCAATTTGATTTTTGATGAGAATAAACTAAAGCAAAACTTATGAAAATGAGAGAAATAATAAGGATCACAATCGCAGAAATGATTACTATTTTTTGAAAAGATGCCATCTATATTATATAGTTTAGAAGATACTTTTCTCAAAAGTATATATATAAATATAAAAATAAAATGCAAAATATTGGATCCAATCATTCTCCAAAAGGTGCTTTAAATCCAATGAATACCAATTATCATTCCAATGTGAATAATCAATTAAATGGACGTGTAGATATTAAAACACCAAATACAAGTGATCTCTTTTCAATGTATGATAAAATTCCTGCCCATCAATGTTCCACATTTCGTAATCCAACCGAAGGTTTATGGGATGATACGAAACTATCAATTGCCTTTTTCTCTCAAGCCAATATTCAAATCATTCAAAATGGAATAAGAGCCGCCATTTATAAAAAGTCCAACGGACAATATTTTATTGGGGAACAAGATTGTGATTCTTTGAAAATTATTATGCGTAGTATTTTTTTACAGTATTCTGCAAATCAATTACACCATATTGCACAGCAAGTAGAGAATTTAAATAAAATGGTTCTTGATTACTGTATTGAACAAGTGTATAGTGAGGCACAAGGATATATGAAATATTTGAATGATGTGAGTACCCTTGCCATCCCGATTGCTCATCCAGTGATGGCGGATAATACCGATCGTGAATTGGTCTTCAATGGTTGGTTCTAATTAAGGGAACCTACGGTTCCCCTATGACCCCTCCCTTAGTAGGGGGACATACGTCCCCCCTTCCGTCCCTTCGGGAGGGATACCCCCTCCTTGATATTTTTAATTGTTGTATTGGCGCGCGAGTTTCTACAAAGAAAATGACAATGATATTGTGCTTTGCGGAATATCATTGTAGATATGGTTGTAGATCGCGCGCCGAGTTAATAAGATAAATAATGAATAGGAGGGGTCAAAGGGGAACCTAGGTTCCCCTTAAAGGGAGGGGTCATAGGGGAACCGTAGGTTCCCTTAAAAATTGAAACGCATTCCTATTCTTTTCTTTAAAAAAAAGAAAAGAAAAAAGAATTGTTTATGTCCATTGAAGAAATCGTAATTCAACGATCGAATAATTTTACTCGTATTATTCCTCGAGAAGAATTGAGACAACATAAAAAATTAGATTGGGGTGACAACGGGATTGGTGACCGTTGGGCCAATAAAAAGTTCAATTATACATCCATTTCAAAAGGAAAAAACAAAACCTATTCTGAAAATGACGAAGAAGTTTTACCTGAAGAATTATTACAAGTCTTTTTAGAAGAAAATAAGGGGAACAAGGGAATTCTTGGTATTTTTGTCCATTCCCTCCGTACTAATATTGTGAAACGACCAATTCGTAAAGAGATTGATAAAGCCATTAAACTAAATCCTTGTGTTTCGTGTGGTTCAAAAACAGATATCATTTGTGACCATAAAAATGATATCTATAACGATGATTCTGTCCTAAATACGGCAACTCAAACAATCGACGATTTTCAGCCTTTATGTAATCATTGTAATTTACAGAAACGCCAGATTTTCAAGGAAGAGGTTCGAGACCAGCGTATTTATTCAGCAAAAAATATGCAAAAATACCAGATTTTCCCCTTTGAATTTCCGTGGGAGAAAAAGGCATTTGAGATAAAAGATTTGACCACTAAAAAAGATACGTATTGGTATGACCCGGTAGAATTCAATCGAAAACTTTATATTTATATTCAATGGATTCCTTCTATCCGCTTTTTTAGAAATTTGGACATTTAATATATAAAAATAACTTAAAGGAATTAGACTCTATATATATATTATTTAGAGTCTATGAGTTGTATTCCGTTATCTATTATAAATTTAAGAACAAATAAAGAGACCGCTATTGCTGCAAATCAAGTTTTTTTAAATAAAAACCCGGATTTTCAAAGAGAATATGAAGCTTGGGATGATAAACTAAAAACAAGATTTATTGAAACAATTATCATTGGTAGAGCAATGAATCCTATTTGGACTATTCTAAATCCGGATGATAATAGTGAAGAAGTTTTAGATGGTATGCATAGAATAACCACTGCTCTTGATTATTTAAATAATAGATTTAAACTAAATTCAAAATATTTTACTGATGAAAATAGAGGTGAAATATATGATAAAAAATGTTTTAATGAATTAACCCAAGATGACCAACACAAAATAAGAAATTATAATTTTACCTTTAATCAATTAGATTCAACCTATAGAACGGACGTTACTAAAAGACGTGATCAATATGAAATTTTAAATAGATCTAGCAAAACATTAAATGATTACGAATTTAATAAAGTTTTATATGGGAATTTTTTTGATTTGATTTCTAAATATAAAGATGAATTAAATATATTGTTTTTTAAACAAACTGATAAAAGAGGTGAATTACAGACTGAAATAATTGATATTATAGTACTATCAAGTGATCTTCCGAATTCTTGGTCTTCTGTTAATACATTACGTGATAAATATTATGAAGAAACACTTGGTCATTCCCAACAATCTGTAAATACATTTTTAAAAAATAGTGAGGAAGATATTAGAAATAAAATTCTTATGATGAAAAAAATTATATCAATCCTTAAAGATAATAAATTGTTTAGTGATAATAAAAAAATATTTAATAAATATTATTTACCATATAAATTTATGATTAGTCGTTTATTATTTAAATTTAAAGATATTTCTTTATTTAATAGACATATTATAGATATTATTGATACATTTAAAATACAGATTTGTAATATTGACATACAAGAAGAATTAAAATGCAAATCAAGAAACGCTGTATTTCAGAAAAAATTAATTCAACTAATTGATTCTATTATTAATACTTCATACGAAAAAAATAAAGATAAAAGATTATTTTCAAAAGTAGATATTGATAATAAATTAAAAGAACAAAATGATTTATGTATTAATTGTAAAGTTTCAAAAGAAAATTATGAAGGAGACCATATTATTCCTTGGTCTAAAGGTGGTAAAACAAATTATGAAAATTTACAAGTATTATGTAAAGATTGTCATTATAAAAAAACGGCAACTCAAAAAGTATAGAACAAAGTAGTTCAAAAATTAAACCTTTATACTTCTTTTATGTATTAAATATTTTCAATTGTCTAATAATCATTACTTTTGTTAGACAATTCTAAAAACACATTACAAAATTTATTTATTTTTACTTGACTTTTTTTTACACCTTTACACATTTAAAACTCCGATTTATATATCATAATTCGGCTTTGCCTTTATTATTGAATATAATAAAGGCGATTTATCTGTTGCAAAGTAACCGTTACCTAATAACATTCAAAAATGCAGACTCTTATGGTCGGTATTTGAAATGTTAAAAGGTTTAAAAAGTGTACTGATCAAAATATTCCTTCGAAATTTCACAACCCAAACATTTTCTTTTTTTATTTTTACACGCGATTGTAGTGGTTCCCGCCCCTAGAAACGTATCCAATACCGTATCCCCCTCATTCGAATGTTTTTCAATCAATGCTTCAAATAACGCTAGTGATTTTTGAGTTGGATGGATACGTCCTTTGCCTCCTTGGAAAGGGAAATGATAAATACCATTGTCGTAACTACTATGGAAGGTTGGACTGCCATCTTTTACACCTAACAGCGCAATTTCACGACAATTGGTCAAGTAATTTACTTTACTATTTCTCGGCTGTGGATTCGTTTTAATCCATTCAATCATTCGTATTTGTTTGAATTTATGTTTTTCCATTATCTCTTTTAAATAACTGATTTTCCATAAATCGAAAAAGAGAATCAGAGTTCCACCTTTTTTCAAAACCCGATAGAATTCGGCAATAAACTTATCTAGTGCATCCATCGTAAATTCGGAATCCCATTCCCCGTAATCCGTTTTCACGCCGTATTTTTTACCGTATATCGTACCGTATTTTAGATAATTTTCTTTGTTTTCATCGGTTACAATTTGATTTTTTTCTTTGTACAAATTCCAGTCATCCTCTGTTTTTATTTGGACAATCCCGTTTTCTTCATTTTCCTTGATATGATTATAATGTTCATTCATTCCAGAGTCTTTGGAAATAATATAAGGTGGGTCTGTCAATATTAAATCAATTGAATTTTTAGGAATTTTCGATAAGTAAGACAATCCATCCGTATTTTCTATTTCCAATAAATCCATTTTTACTTTATTTAGTTATCTACAAACGATTAAGTCATTTAAATAATCAATTTTCTAGCCACTTTTAAGAAAATCCACTTTTTAAAAAAAGTGGAGCAAAAATCCCCGGTTCCACTTTTTAGAAAAGTTGACTCAAAATATCTCCCTCGTTTTTTGCTCTCCGCGTCGCTTATTACTTTTTTAGAAAAGTTGACTCTATCCCCTCGTTTTTTTCTCTCCGCGTCGCTTATGATTTTTTTAGAAAAGTTGACTCAAAATATCCCCTCGTTTTTTGCTCCACTTTTTTTTAAAAAGTGGATATATATGTCCTTTTCTCAGTGTCAAGAAGACATTTTTTTAAATGACCGATATTTTAAGAATAAAAGAAACGGTACCTATATTGAACTTGGTGCATTAGACGGGAATGCATATTCCAATACCAAATTTTTTGAAGATCAATTCAACTGGAAAGGAATTCTCATTGAACCCCATCCAAATATGTTTGAACTTTTAAAAAATAATCGACCCAATAATTTTCTTTTCAATGATTTAGTCAGTTGTCACGAAGAAGAATTAAAATTCCGTTATTTTGTTCATTGTTATGCTCCTGTATCTGGTGTAGAAAGTACGTTAACCGAACACCACTTTAAAGATTATTTTGAAAATGAATGTAATCGACCTTTACCACAAGATTCTGTAATGATGAAACCGAAAACCTTGACAGAAATTGTAAAAAGTACCGGGCTAGAACATATTGATCTTCTCTCTTTGGATGTAGAAGGACACGAATACGAAGTACTTCAATCGTGGGATTTTTCAATTCCGATCGACGTGATTTTGATTGAAATGTTAGATCAATTCTCAGAAAAAGACGAATTATGTAGAAAATATTTGATTGAAAAAGGTTATCGTTTTGACTGTAAATGTGCTCACAATGAAGTTTTTATTCGTAATGGGTTTACTTATGAATAAATTATTTTTTATAAGGCTCCCTCTCTCTTGTGACTCCCTTTATATTCTTACAAAGGAAAATCTCGTAATTTATGACTGCAAAACAATATTACTATTTACTCCATTTTTTTTATCGATATTTAACATAACTTCTTCAAATGTGTCATAACCACCATATTGTCTATTCTTTTTTTTATACTTTTTATCACGTGTATTTTTACTATATATATATTTTTTTGTCTTATTTTTTCTCTTTTTTATCTCTTGTCTAGTTTTATTTTTCTTTTTTATTTCTTGTCTAGTTTTATTTTTCTTTTTTTTATTTTTTCCTCCATAAAATAAATCAACTGGTCTAGCTCTTATAAAACAATTTCCATAATTTATTTCTTGTTCGAGTTCTGATTTGTTCGTAGTGGGTAAGGTACTATTATCTATTTTTTTATTATTATTATAAATAAAAATAATATCTATAATTTTAAAACTCGATCCCTGAGATGCAAAATGATATGCTTGATTTACTTGTTCTTCTTTTGTTCCTTGAAGTAGAGTATTAATTTCATAGATAGGATCTATATACCTTATTTCATCATTGTAGCATGCGATCGATGAACTATGACCAATATCACTAGTAATTTCCCCTTTTTTTGGATCCGGGTATTTATCTCTACTATAAAGTCTAAATAAAATAGCATATTTATTATTTGTCTTGAATCCTTTCATAAAATTAATAATGATCGTTAATCCAAATTTTAACTCGGCTCTTAAAATAAAAAATTCCATATTAGTAAGATTATATTTTTGGATAAAATAATATTTATTAATATAATCAAGAATTCTAAAGATAGAAGTTCCTTTCATAGATAAACACGATATTTCTTCACGTGTAGATGCTGGAGGAATAATACCATAATAAGATAAAATATTTAAACCACATCCTTGTGTTTTAATGTTTCCAAGTGGTGTCCAATTACTCGAAACATTATTATCAATAATAAAACAAGGAAAGGAACTTACATTTTCACTATAATCATTAATACTATTTAAAGTAGAAGCGTGTTCTAGTGATATGTTTGCATACTTAGGAATCAAATTCGTAATATCTGTTTGATTATATTCTGGAATATATTTTTCGTATCTTGATTGAGAAGTATAAATTCCTAACATGACATTATCCGGATCTATTTTTTTTTCTGCACAATTTTTTAATACTTTTTGAAATATCGTTGAATAAGTATATGTTTGTAAATTTAACAAATCTGCGTGACTTAGAATTTTTTCATTCTCAATGACTTTACATTTTGATACATCCGTTTTTATTAAAGAAAAATAGTAAAGACCCATAAAACCTTCTTCTACTTTATTCGCTGGTGGGTTTACATAAAACGTAAGTGATGGTAAATATACTAATTTTTGTTTTGTATCTTTATTTATAATAGGAATAATAGGACATGAACCTGTAATTAGTTTACAAATATCATTTGATCCACCTTCACTATCTTGAGATATAATTCCTTTTTCTAAATTCAATAAAAATTGTTCATTCGCTTTTTCAAAAGGTTGTGAATAAAAGGTTAGAGCAGCAAATTTAGTTTCTATTGGATAGTAATTACGATTACTTGAAACATTTTCTCCTTGAGAAACCCATAAATAAAAATGTAATATATTATTAAAATTTATATTTTGATTATTAACTAAATTATTCATCATATATTAATATTAATATATATAATATTAATATATATAATATTACACCGAACAGAAAGAAAATTGGGACGCTTTGCGTCCCCATAATTTTTTTCTGTCGGCGACTTGTCCGGAAAGGAAAATGAGTTTGTCTCATTTTTCTTTCCGGACGGTGTAATATTTATTTTTTACATTCAATACAAATGTAATGTAGTTCAATATATAACATTTTTAACTTTATTTTTTCTTTGACTTGAAAAAATAGATACCACCTTTCACAATGAGATAAGAAAAAAGAACAAATAATAAAATAAAATGAACGAGAGAAAATGAATAAAAAAAGGAATAGCCTGGTTCCACTTTTCGATCCAATTCCAGATAATTTAAAAACCCATTGAAGACTTCGGTAAATAAATAGACATAGACCCAGTTTTTCTTATTTTCTGTATCTGGAAATAGCTGATAACATACTGGTTCATAAAACATATAATTGGTAAAAGAGAGATTTGTATAAACATCCCAATCATAGATGGTGGTTTGATCTACATCTAAAATTTGTCTTCTGCATTCTTTGGTATAAATACACGCGTGTGTACCCATTCTTGCAAAAACCCGTCGATTGTAATAATTGATGGGTACTTGTAAAGCGGGTAAACACCCTAATGCATAAATAAAACTCTCTCTTTGTTGATTTCTATGATTCATAAATTTGGCAATGGCATCGGTGTTTTTGGAATCGTGTATTTTTGGGTTAAATATAAAATCATCTTCTAAGACTAAAATGTTTTTATATCTTTTTTCTTCGGCGTCTTTGAAAACATTAAAAAAAGCATCAACTAAATCATAGGTTGATAGCTTTTTATATAAATTCTTTTTACATTTTTTAAATCCTTTATTGAAAACGATGATGACTCGTTTACTTGGGTAGAAAGTCTGTAATTGTTCATAAATATTTTGCAATCGGCCGTTGCCTTCTAAATGTAATATATAAGTAGCATCTACCGAATCATCTAAAAATCCCTTTTCAAAAATGATTTCTTTATAATTGTAACATGGAGACTCCATATCTATATGGTTAGAATAAATTTCAGAATTTTGAATTTGGATAATTCAATTAGAGAGAAAATTCTAGTATATAAAATTGATTTTATACCCTTGTTAAATTTAATGAATAAGAAATGAATCCTTCTATTATTCCAAAACTAGGCGCCCTCAATAAAAATACCGGTCAATATGTATTTTCTAAGTTGGCAAATAAAAAAGATGATTATATTTGTCCGGATTGTAACAAAGAAATAATTTTATGTAAAGGTGAAATAAGAATTCCTTATTTTAGACATAAATTTGATAATATAAATCCTTGTAATTATTATGATAAACCAAGTGAATCACAAATACATAAAGATGCAAAAATGTTAATAAAATATTTATTAGAAAAAGGAACCTTATTAACATTTATTAGAAATTGTATTGGTTGTAAAAAAAACGAAGAATTTGAAATTCCTGTAATAAGTGAAAATTCTTCCATTACGATTGAATATAGATTTGAATACAATGGCACAAAAATAGCGGATGTTGCTTATATTGAAGAAGGCGATATATTATGTATATTTGAAATATGTAATACCCATAAAACGAGTTATGAAAATAGACCTGAACCTTGGTTTGAAATTGATGCATTAACTTTAAGTAATATGGTTAATACAAGTGACATAAATGATTTAATTATTCCTTGTATTCGATGTGAAAAATGTGAGGATTGTATTGTAAAAGAAAAAACGAATATGGAAAACAAAGAAAAAGCATTACATATTTTATATGAATGGTTAAAAAATGGAAATGAAATAAAACCTTTTATATTTGATTATGCTCGTTTTTCTAAAATAGAAAAAAATATTAAAAGTGAATTTACAAGTGAAATATTTGATTTAATTTTATATTTAGACCCGGAGGACGAGGAAGGGGGTTGGGAAAGATATTGTATTAAGTTAATTTATGATTTTGAAGAACCTTATTTCATAAATGAAGACGAGTATGTTGACTTTCAAATAGGAATATATTATATCGATATAAATTGGATATTAGCAGAGAAAACAATTCCACCTTTTATAAATTATATTGCGTGTTTGGATAAATATAGTAAAAAAATAGAAAAAGAAAAATGTTATAATTGTGAACATTATGGAAATCTTTGGGTTAAAAAATTTAATACCAATAATCAAACTAAAGTAGTAAATGTAGGTTGTTTAAGTTGTAAATATAATTTAAACAAAGAACACTCAAATTGTGGTATATGTAAAAAAATAACTCCTTTATGGGTTATACAAACAAATAAAATGAAGGATAATATATGTAAAAATTGTGATACTGAATTATTTAGTTATAATAATATTAATAAAAAAAATGAAATTAAAGAAAGTTCTAGCAAATTTGATAGTTACGGTAATAAATTAATCTTTTTAAATGTCGAGTTTAATGAAAAAGATGAAATTAAAAGATTAGGTGCTAGATTTGATATAAATTATAAAAAATGGTATATAACTGAGAATAATAAAAATATAGGTATAATTTTACAAAAATGGAAAGAATATAGAATATAATTATTTATAATAAATTAAATTTTTATTTATTTACTTTTTACACTTTTTTTTACATCCCCCGTTTTCTTCACCGTTTTTTTCACTACCTTCGTCGATTCATTGATGGCAACACGTTCTTCCTTGAATACCAAATATTCTCGACGTAAATGGTCCAATTCTTCCAACCACATTTGTTGAATTGTCTTTGACATTGTATTTTTCAATTCCGTTTCTTTATTGGCGTGATCCTTTTCCAATCGATTCACATTTTCTTGAGAAACACTATCCATCGGCATTTTCACCAAGTATTTATACTGGTTAAGATTGGAATCTTCTTTAACCAGTAATTCATCCTCTTCCAAAACGTCATATCCGCGTTCTTTTAATAAAGTATGAATTTCTTGTTTTGATTTTCTTCTCAAATCAATCGAACCATCCAAATTCTCCAAAATATAACGCTTTTTATTCGACAACAAAACCAATTCTTTGTTCAAACAATCAATTAAATGTTCCTTTCTCTTTCGATACAATTCCAATCGTGTCCCAAAATAATCATCAATAATTTCTTGAACGTTTTCATATTTCTTCAATTTATCATTGGCATCAAATAAATGCATATTGCTAGTACTGTTGGTCGTATACAATTTTAATAATTTTTCCAATGCATTACAACCGTTGTCTATGACCATAGCTTCCAGTTCTTCGATTTTACCCTTGGCAAATGTAATGGTAAAATCCACATTGACATCTTTACTCATATCATCATAATCTTTTATTACGGAGGGCAATTTTTTTCCGGCTTTGTCTACTGGATCTAAAAGCGATTCTAAATGTTCCTTGAATTTTTCCGTCCAAAATCCGACAGGTAATTCGGTAATACGAATTTTATCGGTTCCTACTTTTTCATAAAGTCCTTTAATTAAATATTTGGCTGGACTCGAACCTTGAATTTTTTCTACGGTTCCTTTGAAACCTTCCCAATATGGTTTGAATTCGACCGGACTTGGTAATACGTCAGTTGCCAATTTACTTTTTAAATAATCGATAATTTCTAATGGATGATAACACATAATATCAGTACTGAACCCTGTTCCAATTCCCTTGGAACCGTTGATTAATACCATTGGAATAATAGGTGCATAATAAATTGGTTCTACTAATAAACCATCATCATCCAAGTATTTCAGAACGGCGTCATCCCCTTGAGGGAAAAGAGTTCTCGTCATTCGATTTAACGCTGTGAAAATATATCTTTCACTTGCACTATCTTGACCGCCACGAATACGTGTGCCAAATTGACCAAGAGGTAATAACAAATTAATATTATTTGAACCTACAAAATTCTGTGCCATTCCTACAATCGCCGCGTTTAACGATGCTTCGCCGTGATGATAACCGGAATGTTCTGATACATAACCACTGAATTGTGCAACTTTGATTTCTTGGGTCAAGTTGCGCTTGAATGCGGAAAATAGGATTTTCCGTAAACTGATTTTGAGTCCATCCATTAAGTTGGGAATACTTCTGTCACAATCATATTTGGAGAAATGAATCAGTTCTTTATCAATAAATTCGTCATACGTGACCGATTTTTTACTCGTATCTAAATATGAATCACGATCATATTTTGCCAACCAATCTTTACGATCATCGGCACGTTTATCATTGAAAACCATATCAATCGAATTACTACTCGTTTCTTGATTAAATTCAAAACCAACCATCTTTTTATTTTCAAAATATTCACGGAATTCTTTCCCTGTACTTGTTCCCAAACCTTTGTAATATTTGATTTTCCAACTATTTACAAACGATTCTGGATTCTCTTTTTTCCAATGTTCATATTCGCCTTCATTGTAAAACAATAATTCTTTATCTGCCTTTCTCGCTTTTAAAATAGGTGTATTCATAAAACCAATAAAATCCGGTATTTTTGTGAGACTAGGCCATTGATCTTGAAATAAATTAATTCCAAGACCTTTGATATGTGAACCATCACGATCTTGATCGGTCATAAAGAGGATTTTACCATATCTCAAACATTTATGAACTTCCGTCAAATCCGCATACTCTTTTCCAGTCTCTAGACCCAAGATTTTCTTGATTTCGGAGATTTCCTTGTTTTCATTGATTCGTTTGATATTTTCACCGCGGACATTAAGAATCTTTCCCTTCATCGGATAAACCCCAATGGTATTTCGGTCATCTGCTGAAAGCCCGGAGATAATACCTGCTTTCGCTGAATCTCCTTCACAAAAGATAATAATACAATCTTTGGATTTATCTGTTCCCGCCCAATTGGCATCCACTAATTTCGGAATACCACGAATATTCTTACTTTTGGCACCATCCGTTTTTTTTGCCAACTTATTCTCCTTTACTTCGGTAAGCGCACAAGCAGAGTCCATTACACCCATTTTTGCAACTTTTTCAATGAATTTATCACTTACCGTACAAGTAGAACCGAACTTGGCCATTGGCGTATTCATAAAATCTTTGGTTTGACTATCAAATGCCGGATTCTCAATATCACATCGTAAAAAGAGAATCAGTTGTTCTTTGATTGAATTCGCATTCACTTTGATCTTACGTTTTTTCTCGATGTATTCGACTAATTTTCTGGTGATTTGACCCAAGATATACTCCACGTGTTTTCCGCCCTTATAAGTATTAATACCATTGACAAACGAGATTTGGATGAATTCTTGACTAGGCGAAATAGCCACTGCATATTCCCAACGTTCATTCGCTTCTTCATACACTCTTACGGTTGTATCTTTGTTGCCAATATAAAGATCAATATATTGCTGGAAATTCTTTGTCTGAATTGTCTGTCCATTGTATTTCACCTTGATTTGTTTATCGGTTACTGCGGAAATATCATAAACGCGTTTCTTTAACATTCGAATCAAGTCTTCGGTCAGACCTTCCGGAATCCCGAAACGTGTGTAATCAGGTTTGAACGTGATTTTGGTATAAGGTTTCGCAGATTTACATTTGGTTATGACTGGCGGACAAATCTCATCCAAATTGTTTTTGAATTCTTGTTTATACTTTAATCCTCTCACGTGATCAACGGTTTCAATGGAGCCATATGTAGACCAGATCAAAACTAATTTGAATCCAAAACCGTTTTTCCCGCCAACAATTTTCTTTTCGGTTTTATCATAATTGGTGGAAGTACGTAAATGACCGAAAATTAATTCAGGAATCCAGATTTTATATTCAGGATGTTGTGCAACATCAATTCCATTCCCGTCATTTTGCATAATAATAGTTCCATCTTTTTCAATGGTTATCTCAATATTGGACACTGGAATTGCATTTTCTACTTTATTTAGAACGGCTTGGGATTGACGTATTACGTGATCACGACAATTGACAATACCTTCATCGAATAATTTGAAGAGACCTGGTATATATCTGATGTTTTTTTCTATGATTTTTGCTTCATTTTCTTCCAAAATCCACATATCTGCATCGACATTTTCTACGGAACCAATGTAGGTATCCGGATTATCTAAGATATGTTGTTTGTCAGTTTTTTGCTGATATTTGTTGGTTAAATCGGTTTCAACTTTTGAGTTCATCTTTCTTATAATTTAAGTTTCTTATTATTCTTGTTGTTCTAGTTTATTCCACTGTTTTATTTAAATCAATTTTTTATATTATTTTTATATAGGTATAATATATACATATATATACATTGTAAAATGTCTAGTTATTCAAATGATACAGATACAAATACAAAAACAAATACAATAAACGGAAACAACAATTTAGAACAAGAGAAAAAAAAGGTTTGGATGGATCAATTAAATAAATTTTTAGTAGATAATAATATTGTTGGAACAGCTGCCGGTGTATCGATTGCTCTTGCAACAAAAGACGTGATACAATCTTTAGTAAGTGATGTTATTATTCCCGGTATCATCTTTTTATTGTTAAAATTGAATATTGAATCTTTAACAAAATTTGTAATGATACCTGGGAAAACTAAATTTGATTTTATTAATTTTATTAAACAATTTATTACTTGGATATTTATCATCGTTATTACTTATATTTTTGTAAAAGTTGCCTTTGAAGGGATACTCGGTGTTAAGGGAACCTAAGGTTCCCTTATGATCCCTCCTTCCCTACGGGAGCCCTTCGGGGAAAGTTATTATTGTATAACTCGGCGCGGGCTCTACAACTATTTCTACAATGATATTGTGCTACGCATCATATTATTGTATTTTTTCTTTGTAGAAACTCTCGCGCCAAAAAACCCTGGCTTTTCTTCCCCGAAGGTAAGGGAAGTCCCCTTACAGAGGAGGGTTCATAAGGGAACCTAGGTTCCCTTAATTTTTAACCCTTCTTTATATAAGATAGAAAATAGAAGATTATGAGATCTTACCAACATTTTACTCCTGGACGAAGGTCCAATGCATCAAAATTAATTTTATATACTCAGTTACAAGAGGAAAACGTGTGTCCAAATTTTACTTGTGGAAGTGAAAATTTAACAAGTAGTTCTTTTGATTCGAATTCAAATGTTTCCAATATTTCAGGGAATCGACGAATTGCCCAAGTAATTTCTTCTACTTTAGGCGGAAAAATCCATTTTGGCAATTTTTATTTGAATGAACCCATCAACGTAAATTATTTAGGAAGAACTCCGGGACAACCGGGGGGGTCGGGGAAGCCTTTACGTAACTAGTGGGGGAACCCGCAGGTTCCCCCTACATCCCCCTCCGGCTCCCTCCGGGACAAATTCGACTGTTTAATTTAGCGCGCGGGTTCTTACACAATTTATACAACCGTTTTTGCTATGCAAGATCTTTGTCAATATTTTGTAAGATACTCGCGCGCCAAAAAGCCATAGCCCTTATCAATCAGGGGGATGTAGGGGGGACGTATGTCCCCCCACTATTTTCTTTATATAAATATATAATGAAACATTACACCCGACACGGAAAAAAGGTTATGGTCAAAGGATCAATGTATAATAGAGTTGTTGGATCTCGTGCTGAAGTTTGGCACGGTACTGCACGTAAGACTTCAGGAGGTCTTACAAAAAAAGATTTAATGAAAAACAAGTCAGGACGTATTGTTTCCAAAGCCAAACATACTACCGCCAAAAAAGAGAAACGTTTATTAAAAGCTGGTTACGGAACCAAGAAGGGAAAATTCGGCGCCGTTAAACTTTTCAAGGGAAAATCAAAGAAAATGCGTGGAGGTTATGGAGGAGTAAATTATGCATTAAGTCCTTCCGAAATCAGCGGAATCCATCAAACTTCAGGCGTTGATTTACAATTCGTTGCAGGTAACGCGGCTTAAAGAATTGTTTTCTTATACGAATCCTCATTTCATAATTGAATATTTATAATCTTATCATATTATAGTTTAACATTCGTAAAAACCATAATATGTCTAAAACCAAAACCCAAAAATTTCCTTTAAGATATTTACCCAAAAGACTTACCAAAAAAGATCGTACCAAAGCAAAAAAAGAATTATTGAAATCGCGTAAAGCCTATCAAAAAGGAACTTATTATACACGAAAAACTCTCTCTTCTTTTCATTCCAAACCTTCGAAATATCTTGGAAAAGCAGAGAAAATGTACGAAGTTGAGAGAATTGATGCAACCAACGAATTAGCGAAAGCGTCTGGTTGTTCGAAAGAAGCATTAGCAAAAATTATTCAAAAAGGCGAAGGCGCATATTTCTCTTCCGGATCCAGACCCAATCAAACGGCACAATCTTGGGGAAAAGCCAGATTAGCAAGCGCATTAACCGCAGGAAAAGCCGCCGTTGTCGATTATTCCATTTTAGAAAACGGTTGTAAACCTGGAAGTCAGGGCCTGAAAATGGCCAAAAAAGCTATTCAAAAATATGGAAAATCGTTGAGAAAAACGCCTAAAGTATGAATGAATAAAAAACCATTTTTAATTTTCTCTCATAAGCATTTAAAGACTATCGAAAAAGGTAAGATATAAAACAATAAAAATGAATATGAACGCAGATATTGAGCCAAAAACAGTTTTAGGAAATGTATTAACAATTAAAACAGTACAAATATCTCCTTTTCGAACTCTGATGACTGCATTAAAGGATATTTTATTAGAAACCAATATTACTTTTTGTCCAGATGGAATTCGAATTATTAATATGGATAAATCGCATACTATTTTAGCCCATCTTTTTTTAGAAGCTCAGAATTTCGAGTTTTATGAATGTAAAAAGGAAAAAATTATTATTGGGGTCAATATGTTTCATTTGTTTAAACTGATCAATTCCATTGATAACAATGATACATTGACTATTTATATTGAAAACGCGGATTATGCTGATGGAATTGTTTCTTATTTAGCCTTGAAATTTGAAAATGGAGATATTAAACAATGTAAAACCCAGAAGCTGCGTTTGATTGAACCTGATCCAGAAGAATTGGAGTATCCCGATGTGAAATTTTCATCGGTCATTAATTTACCTTCTAATGATTTCCAGAAAATCATTCGTGATTTATCTTGTATTTCCGATAAATTGGAAATTAAATCCGTTGGAAATGAATTGATTTTTAAATGTGCGGGACAATTTGCCTCGGCAGAAATTCATCGGACCGAAGCCGATGGAAGTATGGAGTTTATTCTAAAACAAAATTCATCGAAAATTATTCAAGGGGAATTTTCTTTGAAAAACTTGGGGTATTTTATTAAATGTACCAATTTATGTGATCAAATTGAAATTTATTTGGAAAATGATTTACCGATGGTCGTCAAATATAATGTGGCGAGTTTGGGAGAGATTAAATTATGTCTGGCTCCTTTGCCGTCCCTTTAAAGGGAACCTACGGTTCCCCTTTAACCCCTCCCTTTGCCCTTCGGGGATAAATATAATTTTATAACTTAGCGCAGGCTCTACAACTATTTCTACAATAATATTTTGCAAAGCACAATATGATTGTCATTTTCTTTGTAGATACTCGCGCGCCAAAAAAAACATCGCCCTTAACAAGGAGGGGGTCGTAGGGGGGACTTCCGTCCCCCTACAGTGCATACATCAATCCACAATTACCTCCAATGAAATTGACGACATTGACCCGTTCTTCGTATAAAATAAAATTATAATTATATTCATAAATACGCCACGTCGGTTTATTAATCCCAATGATATTTCCACTTTCCGGATCACAAATTGTCAAACTTTGTGCCAATGGGTCCAAGGCAGGAATAATGGTAGTGAATTCTAATTCAATGTTATTGAAACGACTCATATTAATGGCCCCGGACGGTTGTAGATTGAGTGGGCTAGTATCTAAACAAAAATTATAACAATACAAACCGTCAGGGGCACCAGCGGGAGTACGTGTATATTTTTCAATATAATTAAAAACACCTGTAGGCTGAAGATTCTCGCGATATTGTCCATCAAATAAAATCCCTAAAGCAACTAAAATCTGTTTTTGATTTGCTTCAGTATAAATTCCACTAATATAATACCCTGTTTCTGTCCCATCCGGATTCATTCCTGGACCAAGATAACTACCTAATATTGGGTAAGTAGTTTCGGTTGGTGCAGGAATCACCCCGTGAGGAATCGTGCGATATGGCCAATTGGTATAGTTTGTCCATTCATTTCTCAAATTCACATCACTTCGTTGTAAATAAAACATCCAATCAATCACCATCCCTACCGAATCCAATTCGATTTTATTGGGTCCAGTGACATTGTAAAAGATTTTCTCGTGGATTTGTTTGAATAAATATTTTTGTTCATTTTTAGCAAAGACTTGGGATTCATCATTTGAGAGAAAACAATAGGTACAATTCAAATGAATATCCGCATTCCACGATGTTCGTGTATCGAGATAAGAATTAATCCCGAGTTCTACATCGGGCGGTGGCTGTAAAAAACGATACATTTGCATATAGAAAAGATTGAAATTGGGAGCTACATAAGGGTAATTGTTATATGAATCATATACATCACGGATTTGGAAAAGTTCATTCACCGGACGCATTGTAATATTAATATGTAATTCATTATACTGTAAAGAAATCAAAGGAAAGGCCATTTGGGATTTCAAATTGAACCAAGCATTTAATGGGATATACAAAGTACGTCCACGAATAGAAGGTTCGGGCCCCGCTGGACTATCTGTATAAAACGCATTTGGGTAAGCATTCAATTTACCATTCGCATTCGCCGGATCAACCAATTCTGGAACTTCACCAATCATTCGTTCAAAAAGTGACTGTTTTGTACCGATTGCATCACGACGTAGCGAATTTAATAAATAATCACCTGAGAATTCTTGTAAGGTTTGATTTCCACACGTAATTGTTATTTTTGCAATCATTAAAGCGCCAATATATTCAATCCAGCGAAATTCATAAGGAGCCCAATCAGTAACCGTTTTTTCCCCATTTGGTTGAGTTACTTCAATGGGAGGTACAATTGGACTCCAAATATGAGGTAAAGTAACAGATAAATAACAATCCATTAATAAATCCGCATATCTAGGTATTTTAAAAGTAAAATTCGATTCCGTTGTCATTTGAAGCGTCTTGGAACCTTCAAAATCCACGCGAAATTTCTGTAATCCAAAATTTGTATATTTGGCATAAGTTGATTTAAAAAAAGTTTTGGATGGATTGCCATTTAAAATAATATTTTGTTGTCCTTCACTTACTAAATTTAATAATCCTCCAGCCATTCTTTCAAGATATATATAGTAAGTATTTATTTTTATGTGTGTTTCATCGTTTTATAATTTATAATATTCATCTGTAAATTATAAATTATAAAAATAATATATTATAATAAGAGTATCCGTCCTATGAATTCAAGTACTTCTTCTTCTTCTTTCGCATTTGATCCTTCACAATTGTTAAAAAAGATAAAAGATTTGGATGAAAATTTTATCGCCTTTATGATTTTTATTTTTATTGTATTTATGATTATTTGTATGATCTTTTATATGATTTATTTATCACGTTTAGAGTCGATGGAATGTACCCATATGACCAAGTTATATGGTTCTTTGAATAAATATTTAAAATCGATTTCTTCTTCCAATCCCGACTTTAGTGGAAATTTAAACGATTATTATATCAAAACCGCTTATAATGCTTGTAGCGGGGGGTCTTATAAAAACGATTTTGTCAGTGTATGTAATTTAAAAAATGTTTTAAAACAAGGGGTACGTGGTCTAGATTTCGAAATTTATTCGATTGATGATAAACCAATGGTGGCTACTTCTACAACGGATGATTTTTATGTAAAGGAAACCTTCAACAGTGTTCCTTTTGTGGAAGTAATGGAAACATTGAAGAATTATGCATTCTCTAATAGTACCGCACCAAATCCAAAGGATCCGCTCATTTTAAATTTAAGAATAATGAGTAATAATCAAACAATGTATACCAATTTATCTCATATCTTTAAATCGTATGAAAATTTACTTCTTGGAAAAGATTATAGTTATGAAAATTATGGAAAAAATATTGGGCGTACTCCTATTTTAGACCTTTTAGGGAAAATAATTATAATTGTGGATCGAAATAATAAGACCTTTTTACAAAATGAAGATTTTATGGAGTTTGTTAATATGACAAGTAATTCTATGTTTATGCGTACACTTAGTTATTATGACGTGGAATATTCTCCTGATATTCAAGAATTACGAGATTTTAATAAAGCGAATATGACGATTGTATTACCCGATAAAGGGGTGAATCCGAACAATCCAAATCCAATCGTTTGTAGAGAAACAGGATGTCAAATGGTGGCGATGCGTTACCAAAAAGTAGATGAATATTTGGAAAATAATATTGTTTTTTTTGATAATTATGGCTATGCTTTTCAATTAAAACCTAAAAATTTGACAAGTCAAAATGTAACCATACCAGAACCGACACCACAAAACCCGGAGTTATCTTATAAAACAAGAACTGTGGAAACGGATTATTATAAATTCAACTTTTAGTAGGGGAACCTACGGTTCCCCTATGACCCCTCCAGTAGGGGGATATACATCCCCCCTACGACCCCCTCCTTGCTGTTTTAGATTATTATATTGGCGCGCGAGTATCTACAAAGAAATAACAATCATATTGTGCTTTGCGAAATATGATTGTAAAAATTGTTGTCAATTCCCGCGCCGAGTTAATAAAGTAAAAAGCCATTGCCCTTTACAAGGTGGGGGTCGTAGGGGGGACTTCCGTCCCCCTACTATAATATTCGTGTTATATATAAGAAGATAAAAAGTTCGAAAGATGACATCCAATAAAAAGACGTGTCACAAAGGAATGACCTATGAAGATTGTGAACTTGCCATTTTACGTATGCAAGTCGATAATGCACAAAACAAAATGGCAAAACGTGTAGTACAATCCCCCGAAATCAAGAAACTTTTCGAAATTGTAGAAAATTTTATTCGGAAAAAGGCACTCGTGTGTTACGGTGGCATAGCTATTAATGCTTTACTCCCTACCGAAGATAAGATTTACGACGAAGAAATCGACCTCCCCGATTACGACTTTTTCTCTCCCAATGCCCTCGAAGACGCCAAACATTTAGCCGATCTTTTTTATAAAAAGGGATACAAAGAAGTCGAAGCCAAAAGCGGACAACACCACGGAACCTATAAAGTATTCGTCAATTTTCTTCCCATTGCAGATATCACTCATTCCCCAAAAGAATTATTCAAGGTAATTAAGGCAAATGCCGTGAAAGTCAATGGACTCTTATATACTGATCCCAATTTCCTGAAAATGTCAATGTTCCTTGAATTATCGAGACCGAGTGGAGATACCTCACGCTGGGAAAAAGTTTTAAAACGTTTAATGTTGATTAATAAAGTCTATCCTTTAAAAGACGATAATTGTAAAAAAGTAGAATTTCAAAGAAATTTTGACACGGATACAAATGATAAAACAATCCCAGCTGAAAAAAAAGCACCAATCATATACGAAACGGTCAAAGAAACCTTCATTCATCAAGGCGTCGTTTTTTTCGGTGGTTATGCGATTTCTCAATACGCTCAATATATGCCCAAATCAATTCGTCGAAAAGTGGAACATATTCCTGATTTCGATGTCATATCCAAAGATCCTTTGAAAACCGCAGAAATCGTGAAAGAACGTTTGAAAGATTTAGGGATTGACAATATAAAAATTCTGAAAAGGGAACCAGTTGGAGAAGTCATTCCGATCCATTATGAAATCAAAATAGGAAAAAATACAATTGCCTTTATTTACAAACCGGTTGCTTGTCATAGTTACAATGTTCTTTCCATCAATGGAGAGAAAATTAAAATCGCGACGATTGATACAATGCTGAGTTTTTATTTGGCCTTTTTATATGCGGATCGTCCTTATTATGATCCGGAACGAATTCTGTGTATGTCAAAATTCCTTTTTGATGTTCAGTATAAAAATCGCTTAGAACAAAAGGGACTTTTACGCAGATTCAGTATTATTTGTTATGGACATCAAGAATCCGTCGAAGAAATGCGGGCGGAAAAGGCGCATAAATATAAAGAACTTTCAGCGAAACGAGGAACCAAAGAATTTGAAGAATGGTTTTTGAATTATCGTCCTGGAGAGAAAAAATCGATTCCTTTAAAAACACCGAAAACACAAAAAAATCAAAAACCAAAAACGAAAAAGCGAAAAACGAGAAAAGTAACTTTTTGGTAAAGAATGAATCTTAGATGATTGTTATGTTTTATACACATAAATATTCAATCATCGTTTTATTGAAATGGTGTAATAATCGATAAAATAACTGATGATAAAAAGTATGCGACATTTCGTCCAAGACATATCTCTCCAAAAGATAAAAGAACCAGAAACTCCAAAAGATAAAACGTTCAATCGATACTTTTAATAAATGCCAACTTTGATTGATAATATTCCATTGATCAAGATAACTACACATCATTGTTTTCTCTCCTTTATCAAAAAAAGAAAAAGCATCAACAATTCCGACCAAGATTCGTTGGATATTATTCTTTTCCTTTTTAATAATGAACATATCCAATATTTTATCGTAATGAGAGAGATTAATATAAAGGCATTTTCTTCTCTCTGAAGATTGATTTGTATGGAAGATATATGGAAAAAGACCGTCCATATATCTGTTTTTATAAAAACACGATTTCCCGCATATAAAGGCAATGTAACTCGATTTAAGTACAGTATTTAAAATATCTTGATTACTTTTGTAGGTTGATTTTACCACCTTTTTACCTTTTTTAAAATCATAATAAGTAACAAAAAATTTCTTATTTATTTTCAAATAAAAATCTTCTGGAATGAATTTACGAATTTCATTACAAAATGTATGGACAATCATCAAATTTTTCTTTTTCTTTAAGTGAGTATAAACATTTTTATAAAAGGCAACGGCAAAATCGAGGCGGTCCAGTTGATAAATGAGACCTAACATTGCTCCAATACTTACCCCTGAAATTCTCTGGATGTTGATTTTCTTTTTCTCTTCCATATTTTTCAAAAAATAGAGAATCCCTAACATATAACTACCGTTGAAAGCGCCGCCTTCGAGTACTAAATCGATTTTTGTTTCTGATTCTGTCCCAGGCAGCCCTTCAATTAATTTTTCAACCATTTTTTGATACATTTTCTTATTTTACGGTTATTTTATAAATATGTAAAGTAAATTTATAAAATAATTATCATTATTAATATATAATATATAAAATGAATTTGATTGTTGGTGATAGTCATTCAAATTGGCTTACTTTTGATAATTCAGTACATTTATTATGTAGTGCTGGAAGCGCTAAAGGATTAAATAATCAGAATTCAATCTCACAATATAATCATACGATCATTAATAATGTTGCCAATAATGATTATAAACATTTATTTTTTTTATTTGGAAGCGTAGATGTAGATTTTTCATCGATTCATCATTATTTAAAAAATCCTGGATTGAATTGGGCGGAATTTAATGTAAATGTGGTAAGAAATTATTTAGAATTTATTGTAAAAAATTTTTCAAATCGATCTGTGATTATCTTATCCATCGGTCTCCCTGTTTTAGATGATGAAAATTTGAAAAAAGGATTATTAAATGGACATATCAATCATTTAGAAAATAAAAAAATTGAAGAACTTGAAAATGAATTATTAAATGCTTATCTTCCCGATATTTATGGTAGAACAACATTAACATTACATTTTAATGAAGAACTAAAAAATCAAATACATCATTTAGGAAATCCAAATATAAAATTTTTGGATATTACTTCATTTACTTATGATCAGAATTTAAAGAGAATCAAAGATGAATTTTTTATTCGATGTGATCATCATTGTTTTGATAGAAATTATCATTATACAGGTATTATAAATGATTTTTTAAAAACACTTCATTGAGTAGCTAAAACCGGTTTGTATAAAACATTATTTTCTCCAAAAAATAATAAACGAAACCAAAAAGACTACTTGAAAAAACGAATCCAATCAAATTAAAATTTCCGTCTTTATGAAAAAGTGCAGGAAAATATTGAAATAATATTTTTCTAAAAAAGGGTAATTGAAAAAGAAAATAAAGAATGGCTAAAAGAAATGGATTTTGTATTTCACTATACATTTCATCCAAAGAATTCCCTTGCTCACTTTTTCGGCTATATTTTCTTACAATTTCTTCATTGGTTTCGTATTCCATATCTTTAATATAATCGTTCGTGTTTGAATATGCGTTTTGAGGAGGTTGTGGAATATAATTCGGCTGGATATTTGGGTCTTGGGTGAGAGGAGTCGTCATTTGAGGAATATTACGTGAGGGTAATAGAGTTGCTCCAGTTGCACTAGCTTGTTGAAGTCCATTTACAATTTGATTAATGGTTGTTTGATCTAAACTAACCCCGGCGTTACTTGTCTGTCCTGAAGAATTTTGATCCATACCCATACGTTCGGTAATCGATAAAGAAATATTGTTTGATACATTTCCACCACCAACAGGGTCGGTTGGTAAATCCATAATATTTGTAGTATCACTCATAAATAGGAAAAAGAATTCTTGTATTTTAATATTACGAATTCTCTCGATTTATTTTCTCTCATCTTTACAACTTCGACTATTTCAATAGCCTTGTCTCATTTTTCTTTCCGGTCGGCGACTTAATTGTCTAAAGATTTAAATTCCAAGATCTTTTTTTTTGTGTCACACTTGGTCGCTTCACTTACATATTTATAACATTTGTTATCCGTACTTTTATAGATCTTATCTTTGATTTCTTCTAAAGGAGGCGCGTGAAAAAGAATACAGTTCTTATCTTTACAAACTACACGGAAGAGAGAAGCGAGACCGAATCCTAAAAGAATAGACATTACATATTTTCCACTTTGACTACTTACAAATTTACTAAAATTTATCATATATTCTGGACTTCCTTACTATAATATATGATAAAAATGCTACGTAAAAAAGCAAGTAAAAAACAAGTAAAAGAAAACCTAGATTTCCTTAATTAATTCTGAATCGGTATGGAACTAAGAAAACTTTCATCTTGTGGACATTCCACATTCACTTGCTTAAATTGAAAACAATTGTCTGCTTTATCTTTAAATAAGATACTATCAACATTTTCCGGAGTAGGATATACATAAATCACTTTCATATCTGGTCCCATTATATAAGCAAAAAAAAGTCCGATTGCAAAACTAACAAGAAAAATGGGGAGAGAAATATTGTCGAATATCATAAATAATAAGGATATATTATTCTTTTGTTAGAAAATTATTCATCCTCTTCATCTTCTTCTTCATTCTCAACTTCGTATTGTTCCTCCTCCCTCAAAGGACGATTCTTTCTTGTTTTTTTGTTATCCGTTGTTTCCCGCATCTTTCTCGTTTTTTGTTGACTGATTCGATTTCCGCTTCCTAAATGAAATTCCAATACTTCGGGGTAAACATTGGCCGATTCAATATCTTCCAACGTAAATTTTTCTTGGATTAAATAATAAATATGATCTTCCAATTCCACACGACTACTCATATATTTGGAATTGCGTATTTTCGTTAAAAGCGGTTGTAATTGATTAACATAAATTTCGACGGAATCGTGGACAAAGGACGCTTCATTGTTTTCATTGAATTTTCCAACGGCTTCTTTGATTTCATCAATGAGTAGATAAGCCGTTTCTTGGTTCTTATTTAAGATTTCCTTTTCTTCTTTATTATTGGTGATATCATTGAACTCGCCTAAATGGAAAGAATACGAATTTGTCAATTCACTGATTTCTTTTTTCAATAACTCGAAATTATTCAATGCTTCTTCGGTGCTAATATATCCAAAAAGAAGATCGTTTTTATCTTGAATTAAATTGTTTTTTTCTTTTTGAAGGGTTTCTTCGATATCCATAATGATATCTAAATAAGATTCTAGTCCTCTACCGGCATTAATGACAATTCGTAAATCACACGGATTTACAATGTCTCCACAAAAAGCCGATAAAACACGATAATTTTTGTCCTTGTCAAATTTTGAGGAAAAAAGAGTTCCAACGGGACGACTGCAATTAATACATTTGGGTTTCAAAGATTGAAAAGCGGTTTTTTTCTCTCGTTTATTCAAATTTTTATTGTGCCTTATTTTATTGACATCATTCTGAATCGAGGTTTGATATTTATTTTTTAATTTGAAATATTCATTAACAGCTTCTTTAAAATTGTAATTGTTTTGTATTTGTTTGGTGGCCATTTGATTTTATTTAATTGTACTATATATTCTTTAGATTTTTAATATTATCTATTTATCTTATCGGTGTTATAAATAGATTTTCTGATTTTTTCGAATATCTTCGTATTCATTGTCCCAATTGGGTAATCCAGTAATCAGTTCTTGGTGAGCCTGTTTTTTTGCCTGTTCAAAGATTTTTATTTTCGATAAAATATATTGCTGTTTTTCTCTGGTTTTCTGTTCTTTTTCAGCGGGGGTTAATCGTCCTTTATATTTATAAAGTAAGATAAATCCTAGAATTATTAAGAAGAGGATAAATAATCCTAGATTTAATAAAAAATTATGATGTTTTTCTTTAAAATGATGGCATTGTTTCAAGGTTTCGCGTAAAAAATATTTAACACCAGGCTCAATGAGACTCGGTTTGGGAATGGGCGGTTCTGAACCAAAATAACTCATCGAATCAAAATACTAATAAATCTTTTTATTATAAATCTTTTTTTGATACTTGTATATTTTACAATAAATAATTTATAATCTTTATATATGGTGAAATTGTTAGAATTATTTGCGGAATTGAAGTTGAGTGCGTTGTACAAAAATAAGAATAAAATATCAACTTATTCATCTACCGGAAAATGTTTATGTGACATTCAAAGTATTCATCAATGTTTACAAGAAATGATTTCTCCGGAAACATTTGATATTAAAGAGAGAAATATCTTGAATTTAGTCAATGCCATAGATATAGAAATAGGCTCAAAGAAAGAAATAAAAGAAGAATGTAATAGTTGTAATAATACTACTACAAATGATACTACAAATACTACATATAACTGTAATTTAATTCAAAACGATCAATTATTACTAGATGAAATACCCGCCGAATTACAAGGATTAGATTATGGAATTTATCCAAATAATCAATTGATTTATAATGATTTACGGTTTGTTTATAATAAACTTCTTAATTATTTTCCCCACGCTATTTTTTATCCTCGATGTGAAAAAGAGATCTCGTATTTGATTCAAAATTTTGTAATTAACAAAGCGGAATTTGCAATTCGTTGTGGAGGTCACGCTTATGAAGCGGCTTCCTTATCTTCTGGTTATATTTTAGATGTTAAAAATATGCCAGGATATATAAAAATAAGTAAAGATCGAAAAACAGCCAAAATAAGTTCTGGACTTCGATTAGGGTATGTCATTCAAAAATTGGCAGAATATTCGCTGATTACACCTACCGGTGAAAATTCGTGCGTAGGTATTTCCGGATTAAGTTTAGCCGGTGGAAAAGGGAATTTGACTAGATTATATGGATTAACGTGTGATAATATTGTCGCATTAAAAATGATCAATTACAAGGGCGAAATGATAAAAGTAACTGCCAAAGAATACAGTGATTTATTATGGGCGTGTAAAGGTGCTGGTTCAGGGAACTTTGGAGTCATTACTGAATTTGAATTAAAAGTATATGAAGATGTTTACTGTCAATTTGAAACATTGACGTGGGAATGGAATGCCGAACAAGCAATCGAAATATTCATTTTATATCAAGAGACCATTTTATCTTTTCCAAATACGGTAAGTGCAGAATTTAATATGACGTATAATAATGGAATCGCCTCATTTAAAATAAAATTTATAAAATTGGATCAAAGCCCTCTTGTTGAAAGTAAAATATTCGAAAAATTATATAATCCAACCATTACCACGTGTAGTGGTTATTATTCAAAAATAACCGATTGTTGGGTAGATTATGAGAAAGGAAAAAATCCACCTTTTAGTAAAATAAAATCATCTATGATTTTTAAACCTTTACAAAAAAAGGGGATTGAATTATTAGTTCATTCCATTGATATTTATTTGAAAAAAGGGTTTTCATTGAATTATCAACTGAATTTTACTCAATTAGGTGGAGAGGTTGTCAATGGACATAGTTCTTATTTCCCAAAAAATGCAATTATGGTTCTTTCTTATTTTATGCAATGGACTTATCCGGAATATACGGATGATTCCAAACTTTTTTTGAAAAAATTGTATCAAAAAGTATTACCCTATACTTCAATCTATTGTTTTCCGAATTTAATTGATTATGATATTGTCGACTATATGGAAAAATATTATGGAGAGAATAAAAAGAAATTAGTGAAAATTAAAAAGAAATATGATCCATTTAATATATTTAAATATCGTCAAAGTATTCGATGAACCGAAAAAATGCGCGATTTATAATCTAATGATAATTTATTAGATATCAATTAAAAATAGAGACGATGAATTATTCTTTTTTAAATATTATTTTTTTTATTATCACTACGGTCATTTATTTTATGGCCATTCGACCAAAACTGACAAGTCAAATGATGAATAATTTGGATGCGCGGGTTAGTTATCAAAAACAGAAATTTATATCTTTAGGAATTTATTTTTTACTTGTCGTCTTGGTACAATTTATCATTAACTGTGCTGTACTTAGTTCTATGTGTGGCGGAAATATGAGTGCAAATATCGGAAGTGCTGCATTCGTTACTTTTTTCAATTGGTTCTTAATCTTTGGTGTCGTCATTATTGTTTTAGTAGCTTTTCCAGGAATGAAATTCGCTTTTTCAGATGTTGTTGGTTATTTTTATATATCGAAAAAAGCCAATCAATTATTGACGGATTTATTGGTGGATCCGAAAACATCTAGTAAAATAAATTCTGCCACTCAAGGAAATCCAGATAAAAAACTGGAATTGGAAACGGCGGCGGATACCATTCTTAAAATATGTGGAAATACGTCGATTTTAATTAATCAAATGACTCCTACCAATTTTATGGAATATTGGAGTCTGTTACAACCTTTGGCAAAAGATAAGTATCAGGGAAACAACGAAGGTTCACAGCAAATAAAAAATCAGTTGTTTGATTTAGTCGTTACCAAAGATACGATTGGGGAATCGATGTGGTATTTGTATAGTGGTATTTTGATGATATACATTGTTCAATATAGAATTGCAACGAATGGATGTAAAATAAATGCGGCAAAAATGGAAGACAATTATAAGAAGTTTCAAGAGGAGGAACAAGTAAAACAGGAGGAAGCGATCGTATATACGAAGAACGGAGAAGAAAAGTAATTTAAGAAAAACAAGAAAAACAAGGAAAACAAGGAAAATTATATTTTGTTATATTATAATGTATTCTCTTTTTTCCAAAACTAGACCTGGCCGTAAAAATTATACCACCAAGAAAGGTGACAAGGTTTATCACCGTAAAGGTCATTATGTAAGAAAAACCCACCGCCCTTATAGTTATCATAAGGGTTCTTTGTCAAAGACACATAAAGGAAGAAAGAACTTTACTACCAAAAAAGGAAGTCGCGTATTTCATCGTAAAGGACATTACGTTCGTAAATCACGTAAGCCTTTTATGTAATAAATGTAATAAATAATGCATTTTTGATATTTTTTTATTATAAAAATATCAAGAGGAAGTTCCAAGGATGATCAATAACCAACAATGGAAGGAAAAGCCAAATAATAAAGCACCAAAAGATAACATATGATTCCTAAAAGGATGGAAAGTAACCAAACAGGTAAAATTGTTTTGTTACGATAACCAATTCCAAATTGTCTTATACTTCCATCACGATTGTATAAGAATCCAGGTTTAGCATACTGAATGATTAGAAAGAGGATTAAAAATAAGGAAATTGATACTAAAGTTTTATTTTCTTGAATGATTCGGTGAATGTTATTCTTCATATATATATCCACTTTTTAAAAATCCACTTTTTAAAAAAAAGTGGAGCAAAAATTCGATGTGGGGGTTTCTCATAGTATCTTTAAGGGATTTCTCATAGTATCTTTAAGGGATTTCTCATAGTATCTTTAAGGGGTTTCTCATAATATCTTTAACGGTTTCTTCATAGTATCTTTTAAGGTATCTCCCCTGGATTTTTGCTCCACTTTTTTTTAAAAAGTGGAAAAGTGGAAGATTTAGTTATAATCATTGTAATCTTCCTCTTCCTCATATCCGTTCGGTTCATAATCATCTGTATAATCTTCTGTCATATTTGAAATATCATACGCCTCTTTTTCGGCCTCTTCATCACGGGCAATTTGTTCAATATAATCTTCTAAATTTCCACCATCGTCATCTTGATCTCTTGGACCGCGTTTTCGAGAGAAATCGCGTTCATATTGCATCATTTGTTCCATAAATTCGCGTTCCTGATCATAATTTTCCTTGACATAACTTGTCAATCCTTTTTGTAAACCTTTTCCCCAATCTCCCAACTTATTAATTTTCATCATCGTATCCACATCACGTTTCTCATCAGTAAAACCTTGTAAACGGTCGGTAATTGCATTTTTCTCTCGTTGTTTCAATTGAAAATTACGATCTTGGAATTTCTCATAAGGTACATCCACCGTTTCCTTATGTTTTTGTAAGATGGTTAGAAAGACCACTAATAAATCACTTGTTTTTTGTTTCAATTCCTTTTTATTTCCAATAAAAAGACGATCATTTACTAATCCTACTTGTGGAACCGTATCTAAATTGGTCTGGACTTCTTCTACAAAATCATTGGTATAAATCGGTTCATTCAAAATTCTTTCATTATACGTACGATTGTTTCCATTTAAAGAACCATTTATATTTGACTCAATATTGGTATTCCTTTCCACCACAATCATTTTTCCATCGTCTGTCAAATCGATATAAACTTTCATTACTTTCAGTAAATAATATTCAAACATCATTTTACTTGTTCTCTCATTAAAAATCGGTTCCACTTTTTTACCCTCTTTATTTATAAATCCCGTAAAACAAGGCGTTTTCTCAGCCAATAACAATAAATTCTCCGTTTCTCCAGAGATTGAAGTCAAAAGAACACTCAAAGCTTTGACATCATAGAAACTACGTAATCCTTGATAATAATCATTCACGATTTTCACAATATCTCCATTATGATGCTGAGATAATCCCCAGTACTTGGGGATTTGAATATTTTCGTAATTTAATCGATTTTGAATAATGGATGGAAAAACGCGCGTAAAATTATCGATATATTCTTTATAAAACTCTAAAATACGGTATACGGATTTGCCTGATTCTTTCTCCTTCTCACCTTTTTTGATCTCTTTCTCTTTTCCTACAGATTCAATATCTTTCCCAATTTCCCAGATATTCAGCATTTGGATCGTTTCTCTTGTCGATTTCATCATATTTTTCGTCATTTTGTCACTTCGGTTTTTCACAATAAAATCGCTCAGTTCTCTCTTCATTGAATCAACTGCAGTCGACAAAAAATTATTCAAACTACGAACTTCTGTTTTTGAATTCTCTGCACCCAAATCATATGTATCCAACAAAGGAATCAATCGTTCTAACAATGCCTTCTCTCTCGAATCATTTTGATCTTCCAAGATTTCAATGGCATCCCTCATATGTTGAATCGCACTAATAAGCGGTTTTTCCGTATCCACGACCACAATACGATTACGACTCACCATCTGTAACAATCTCAAAAAGTTCTCGTAATTAAATTGGCGTCCATCATTCTTCAACTTGACGATCATTTCGGTCAAATTCTCCCCGCTTTTTAAGAAATCAGGTTTATCTATACATAAAGGAATTAAATCTCCTGGAATGGGTTTCAAACTTTGGAAATGGCAAAAATCGATAAATGCTTTATAAATCGTTCTCTCACTGAATTTCATATCAACTGGAGGATAAATATTCTTGGTATTAAATGGACTATACAATAAAGCGGCCGACGAATAAAAAAAGATATCTTTAAATACATTCGATAATCGTAAGACGATTTGATTATAAGAAGCAATCGTAGCATCTTCTTTTTCAAAATATTCCAAAGTAGTAATACGTTTTTCTTGTCCGGATCGTTCATTACAACACGCGTTTTCCAAATAAGGTTCATTCGACATTTTTCGTAAAATAACCTCTTTTTTCTCTACAATGGCATTGATTTTTTCTTGAATAGCGAGAGAAAAAAGAATAACTTTACCCTCCATTACCCCTATTTTTTTCGCTTGTAAAGAAGACCCGCTTTTTAATTCTTGTAAAAGCGTCTTTTCAAATTCCGGAGAAACCGGTTGTAATCCTTTTATTTGAAAAGGAACGAGAGGAGGTAGAAATTGAGTCCATCGACGAATATCGTATTGTTCTTCGATTTCCATTCCTTCACCCATCGTAAGTAAATACTCCATTTTTTCCTCCATTTTTCTCTTCACCGTGTCGATTCCCAATAAATATTTATCAATAATATCTTTGATGGACCCCGCAATAGCCGTTTCCTTTTTCTTGGTTAACCCTTTCCAAGGATCGGCCGAACTTCGAATTTTATAGGCAATACAAGCCAAATAATTAATCGTACTTAAATCGCCCGCACCTTCCAAAGGATACCCTGTAAATGAACGAATACAACCCGGAAAAGTACGCCGAGTACGGATCGAAGGAATACTCGTTTGTATCGCGACAACAATGAGACCTAAGGTATGGTAAAGTAATAAATTATGATATAATTCCTTGAAAGATACAATCGTTTTTCCCTTGTTCGCCATCTCTTTCACTTGTTTATTATAAATCGATTCGGAGGGTACCGTATTTTTCAACAAAGTAACAATATCACTAATCATCCAATCTTTCTGCGATTCCAAGGAAATCGCCATTGCACTAGAAACCGCATTAATGACATTATTGATCATTTTCATTTCCGGCGTATTTTCTACGATTTTTCTCTCTTTATCTGTAATTCCAACCCCATTTTCCAAAAGCACATTCTTGATTTTATCTTCTACATCTTCTTCGACAATCGCATTGGTTGAAACACGTAATCCTTCTTCAAATCCCTCATCGGTACTATAATCTTTTTTACAAATTACATAACCGCTATGTTTATCAACCCACGAGTCACCATCATCTTCTGTTGCACCAATTTCTTTGATCAGTCGATTGGTAGTCAATAAATAATTCCCGGGTTCATTCGTCCACGTGGACGCTAAAATAAAAAAGAAAGAAGGTAATAATTTGGTATTGGTTTCCAAACAATACAGCCAGTAAGGACTCTCTTTTTCACCCAACGGACCAATAACATCTAGGTATGGCTCACGTGTATAAGTATCGACAAATCTCAATAAGTCAGTCTGTTTCTTGACAAAATCTTGTTGACCTAAAATCAAGTCGCGTAATTTGGCATAAGGTGATACAATTGTATGCGTCGAGGCCTCCTCCTCTTTTTCCATTTTCAGCCCGATTTTATATTTTTGTAGATTGGGTTTTAACCAACTATTCCATTCAATACGATTCCAAATGGGTAAGATATCCTGGTAATAAAGGAATTTATTAGTTAACATCTTTTTCAATTGTCTTTTAGAGACTTCATATTGATGATCGAATTCGCCAAGTATATTCTTCATAAGCTTTTCTTTCAATTGTAATTCATTAACTTGAACCGACTCACATTGACCATCATTATTCGGTTTTGGGCTCGCTAAGGAAATACATTTTTCTTCCAAATTACATAAAACACTACCATTATCCGTTTTGATCCCTTTTTCGGTCAATTCATTATCTCTTATCCATTGTTGTTGCCCATCGCGTTTATAATAAACGAATTTATATTCACCTTCAGGTGTCGCTTGATGAATAATGGCATATTGTCCACTCAGGACGCGTTTATAACCAGAGATTAAGGTATCCGCCATATTTTCAGCTTCTTCTTTCGATAATTTCAATTTCTTTTGTAATTCATCCATTAAAAAAGTCAAGAAATCTTCGGTCGGCATTTGAATCATCTGCGTTTCGTAATTTTCCAATAAACCGTAATTTGTCGTATCATATTTCTGGTCAAAATAGATTTCTAATCCATTATCCGCCATCAATTCATCTTCATTCGCATACATTTTGGCAATCACTACGTCCGCACACTCGCCTTTGGAACCGTCTTTTTTCAGGATTTCACTTTTATCCTTTTCTTTTTCCAAAAGAAGTGAAAAATCATTTGGAAACATTAGATCAATGAGTTGGAGAGAAAGACTTGAAAAATAAAAACGGCCCGAATCTTTTAATAAAATGATATGAATAAATTCCAAGGTACTCAATGGAACATTCTTTGAAATCTGATATTTTTCCATCACATCGGTTTTCAAATTGATTTTTTCTTTATTTGTTACCTCATTAACTTGTCCAAGTGTAGATTCTTGTTCCAAGACAATATTTCCTAATACTTCCAAGAAAATATTGGTTCTCTCTTGATTTATTGAGGAATTCAAATTCTTGTTTCGTTTCAACGAAGAAAAGGCGGCACTTCGATCAGCAAAGCTTCGATTGTATTCACGAATTTTATTATAAATGAATCTGGTAATACGAAGATATTGCATATATGAAATATTTTTGGTATAGATGAGAAAAGGTTCAAGATACTGGACAACATCGACAATGGATAATTTGCCGTGAATATATTTTCGAATCAAATGGAAAAGAATACGTGTTTTTGGGATGATACATTGAACGAATCGATTATATTTTTCTTCTCTAGATAGTCCCAATCCTTCTTCTACATCGTCTGCCAAAGAATATTGAGTTATTTTTTGAAGAAATTCATCTTCCTCATATTGTACATCTTCATTCAAATGGTCGATTACAAAATCTTTCACGTTGACATTCTTATTTAAAAGAGCCCAATAATTCAAAAATGAAAGATTTAAATTGGCTCTTTCAAAAATGGAGGTTCCAGGTAAATTAATTTGAGAGAAACGAACCACCGGTTCAGGTAAAGTAAGAATGGATTGGATCGATAATACATCAGGGTCAGTGATTTCAATACGTTCCGTTAAAATAACTCCATTGGTAACCACCCCACTTACAGAACGATTTGGTATTGTTTCCAATTTTGTCATACCTGTATTGTATTTTTCCATTAAAAAGCGTTTTGATAAAATTTGATGATATCCTACCGAAGAAGAATAGAAATCCATTAGATTATTCATTACCACATTCAAATTTGTGGCTACATTTTTATCAATAATCACTTGATTGTTGGCGATTTCTGGTTCCAAGGATTCGAAAGGAGTAAAATAAGGATTCAAACTTTTCATAAAGATCTCATATCGATTTTGTTCTTTTGGGTAATCGCGGTCACTATAATTTTGAATGATTTCTTTAATGGATTCTAAATTGAGCTCAATCCATTCGACAACCACATCGGTGGTACGATCAAGCGTATTAACATTATATACTTTTTTTACATTTTGAGTAACTGGGAGAATCCAATATAAGACTTGATTGAATTTTTCCAAGTATTCGGTCAAAGGTTTCTCATTGGCTTTTATTTTGATTTTACCATTGACATTTCCGTATTCGTCAAAAGAAGAATATTCGGACCGAAGTTGCTTGTATCTCTCCAACATAATATGGATTTCATTCAATACTCTTTTGGTTCTTTGTTGATTTGGGATCGTTGATAAAAGATCGTTTAACAAATCATTGACTTGGACATCAATACTATATCTTTGTTTACTTTCTTGAACATCTACGAATTGACGAATCCTACCCAAACCTTCTTTTCCAAATACGATTTGGTCAGCATTTAAAATAATTTCACGTAATTGGTTTTTAACATTATTAGAGGCGGAGGGTTCTACATATAAACTTTCTTTTCGACTTGGTCCTTCTTCTTCGAGTAAAGTAATTTCTTCGACCTCTTTCTCTCCTTCTTCTTTCTCACTTTCTTTCTCTCCTTCTTCTTTCTCACTTTCTTTCTCTCCTTCTTCCTTTTCCTCTTCTTTTTCACTTTGAATCGGATTTCGAATCTCGATTTTTTCAATGGGTAAATCTTCCGGTAATCCTTTATATTCAAAATTGATAAAAATCGTTTCTTTATCTGGTTCTACACGTAATTCAATCATATCTTCTTCTAAATTGGTAATTTCACCCGTCAAAATAATGGGTACATCTCCTTTAAAATAAATATTGATCCATTTACCAGGGACAAGCCCATTTTGTTTGGCATATCCCGGATATTTCGCACGACTTAATAAGACAATTCTAGTAATTCCTTCGATGATACCATTGGATTGAATTCGTAAATCGACGGAATCAAAATCTTCTGTATTTACTAAATGGATCTTGGAAGAATCAATGTATTCGATGAGAAAAGTTTGACCATTGATTCGTTCATTTTCCGGGTCCGTCAATTGAATAATATCACCTAGCTGTAATTCGAGAGAAACATTCTCTCTTTCTTTTTCTTCTTCTCCTTCATCTTCTTTCTCTTCTTCTTCCGATAATTCAACCAATTCTTCGGATTCAATTGGAATTGTCTCGTCCTCATCCATAATTTTTAGTGTTTTCTTTTTCGTATTTATATTTGTTTTCATACTAGACATGGATGTTTCTTATATTTATATAAGATAATATACCTATTTTTATTTTATCAACTAAATTAAAATAAAAATAGGATATAAAAACAAAGAGAGATAATTTAATTATATACAAACAAAATAAAACAAATCAATCGATCGAATGCAACCACAAAATAGTATACCGTTTGTTCATTATAATTTATCTTGGATTTCTTATTTTATCAATGATTCACAGGAAGAATCTGTAAAAAACGAAAAGATTATAAAAAATAGGGTCTACACGGAAAATTCGAATTATTCTATTCTTCGTTATAATAAGACCATTCTTAATTATGATTTGGTTGATACGTATGGTCTCGTTCGTTCCATCATCTTTGATAAAAATGATAAAATGGTATGTTTTGCTCCACCCAAATCGATGCCAACCGAATTTTTTATTCAAAAATATCAGGATGTGCAACAATCTTTTATTCAAGTAGAAGAATTCATCGAAGGAACAATGATTAATGTTTTCTGGGATGAAACCATTGGTCTATCAGGTGCGTGGGAAATTGCAACAAGAAATAGTGTCGGTGCCAATAGTTCTTTTTATCAAAATCTAAACCCAAATCAAAACAAAAAAAACAAAACATTCCGTGAGATGTTTTTGGAGGCAATGAACCAATGTCGAATTACTTTCGATGATTTAATCAAAGAATATGTATATAGTTTTGTTTTACAACATCCAGAAAATCGTATCGTCGTTCCTTTTCAAAAACCGAATTTATATTTGGTGGCTATTTACCATTGTAATACAACAATCGTTTTACCGCTCGATGTAAATTATCTTTCTCAAAATACTCGATTAAAAGATACCTTGGTTCAATACCCAAAAAAATATCAAGAAAAATCGTATTGCGAACTCATTCGAAAATATGCGTCGATGAACACCCCTTATGATATAATGGGCGTTGTCATTCATAATCACGCAACAGGAGAAAGGTCGAAGATTAGAAACCCTGTTTATGAACAAGTACGTCAATTGAAAGGAAATCACGCCAAATTACAATATCAATATTTATCTTTGAGACATCAAGGAAAAATCATTGAATATCTGAGGTTTTATCCAGAACATAAAAAAGAATTCTCGATGTTCCGGGATGACGTACATTTATTTACCAAAACGCTTTATGAAAATTATATCAATTGTTTTGTTTGTAAAAATTCGACGGAAAGAAAAATAGAAAACTATCCCAGACAATATCAGAATCATATGATTATATTACATCAACAATACTTGAATGAATTGAGAGAGAAAAAGTTAAAAGTTAATTATCAATACGTGATAAAATATGTCAATGAAATGCATCCTTCCAAATTGATGTTTTCTATGAATTACCATTTACGAAAAAGAAATGTGGAGATGCATATATAAATATAATAAATGTTGAACAAAAATACATATCCTTTGAAATATACGAAAGTATAAAAAATTCAAGTATAAAAAATTCAAATATTGTCCTATTTGAATTTTTCAAAAAAAAAGGTTTTCGTATAATTATACGGATTTTTCTCTCTTTTCTTATTATCCGATATTCATCGATAAAAAAGGAATATGAATTTTGACCAACTTCCAGATGATATTATTATATTGATATTATCTTTTGGAAATGAAATCAAATATCGTGGAGGAAAATTAATGAATCAAATCTTGGAAAATGATCCAAGGAGAGAAGTTTTGAAAAGAATCGCAAGACCCTTTATTCTTCCTAATTTTTTATATGAATATGTAAATAATGATGTTCATTATGTAAATCAAAAAAGAAAAGATAGAACTTTTCTTACCTTAACAAAAGGAATGAAAGAAACGATTTTTTATTCTTATAATGAAGATAATAGTTATTATTATGGATACTTTTATATATCTAATGGTAGATATATTGGTTATTCGAAAAAAATATTATATTCGATTGATTTAATTACTGATGAAAACGGGTTTCAATATAATCAGTATCGTTTGTTAGAAGAGGTGATTTAACGATATAAATTAAAGTTTGACAGTTTTCAAGATCTCTTTTTGACATTTTTCATAAATGTGAACGGCGTCTGTTAAAGATTCGATAATATTTTGTTTGATTCCGGTTTTTTCAATCGGTTCTTTATAGGCTAAACGAATGACAGAACCATCGTCGTGAGGATGCATTTTTTTAAATCCGCAATATGTCAATGTTTTTACGCCTTCATAGAATTTGGTATATAATACATACTCTAATATTTTTCCTAACGTATAATCTTCTTTTTCCAAAAGAACATCATAACTATTGATTAATGTATTTTCTGCCTTGACAATTTTCACTAAGGAATCATCATCCGTTTGAAACGCGGTATCTAAGCTTTTCAGTCCTTGAATCAATACTTCACACGCTTTAACCAATAATTCTTGATTGGTATAAACCCCAATCGTTTCAATGATAAAATCGAAACTATCGGGTTTTACAATACGCCTCGCCTCTAATAATCGCCAATTTTTACTTTCAAATTCGATTTCTTCTTTGGTTTTTCCTTCATCGCGCCATTCTTGCATTTTTTGAGCTAACGTTTGTTCTACTTTATCTTGGTCTTGACTAAACGCATAAGAACAAGTACTCACCACATTATACATTCCTTCTTCTTTGGCAGTTCCAATATCGAATTTACAATGGAAATGGATTTTTTCACCCGGAAGTTCTTCACTGATTTTTGGTCGTAAACGTAAAAATTCAATATAATACCCTGTATAATCATTGGCAGGGAAAATGGCACGTACATCTTTTTCACTTAAATAAGTATCGGTTGAAGTATTTTTAATTTTGAAGTTTTCCGTAGTGACATACATTACTGAATCAGTATCATTTTCAACGTCGACTTCCAATAAATAGTTTTTTAAAGGTAAATCGTCGAAATCTTTGATATGAATAGGAATACAAGCCAAACGTTGTTTGATGATTTCATTGTTGAATCTGGTTGTATTGGTAAGAATCGTACATTGATTTTTTTCGTAAGGCGTGGTTCGGAATACGACTTGAGGAATATCGCTTAAAATGGTTCTACGAACGGCATTCGCTAAACTCACATTGACACCGGATAAGGTAAATAGAAGACTGTTTTTTTCTTCGCGGATATTGTCGATTTTTGGATTCATTCTTATTTCAAAAGTTTCAAGTATATATTATGTAAGTATCTTTTTAAATAACAATCCAGAAACCGAATTCAATTTTCTTTTAAGGGAACCTACGGTTCCCCTATGACCCCTCCCTCAATGTTAAGATTTATATATTTTTGGCGCGCGAGTATCTACAAAGAAAATGACAATAATATTTTCGCGAAGCAAACATTTTTGTTATTTATTTTGTAGTAAAGGGAACCTAAGGTTCCCCTTTAACCCCTCCTCTTTATGCATTTTTTGGCACGTGAGTATCTACAAAGTAGTAGACAATGATATTCTGCTTTGCAAAATATCATTGTAGAAATTGTTGTAGAGCCCGGCGCCGAGTTATTTAACATTCAACAAGGTAAAAAGCGAGGAGGGGGTCTCCCGTAGGGCGGGGGATGTACATCCCCCTACCTTACGCGTTAAACTCCTCTTCAAAAAAAACTTCTTTTAGTATAATTATGAGTTCCATTCTTTATTATAGTAATTTTTGCAAACATTCTCAAACCCTCTTACAAACTCTCTCCAAACAACCCAGTTCCAAAGATATTCATTTTATTTGTATTGACAAAAGAACGAAAGATGATAAAGGAAAAACCTTTATTCTTTTAGAAAATGGCCAAAAAATCATTATGCCAGAAAATGTAAATCGTGTTCCCGCCCTTCTCTTGTTAAATGAAGGGTATCAAGTTTTATATGGAGAAGCCATTTTGAATCACTTGAAACCTCAGCAACAAGTCGCCGTCCGTCAAGCTACCCAAAACAATTTAGAACCAATGGCTTTTTCTTTTGGTGGAGCAGGATCTTTTGTCTCCAGTGATCAATATAGCTTTTTAGATATGGATTCGGATGCTTTATCCGCCAAAGGAAATGGAGGCGTAAGACAAATGCATAATTATGTGGATTTGAATTATAGCGATAAAATACCCACTCCGGATGATGACCACGATTATAAGGGTTCCAATAAAATTTCTAGTGATTTAACCGTTGAAAAACTACAACAACAGAGAGAACAAGAATTACAGAAAGTGGTTGGAAGTGGTGGGCCACGACCTTATTAAAATTTACTTCGAAAATAGAAAACATAAAATAAAAAATTGAAATGATTTTCATTTTTTTATTTAAAATCATATGAAATAAAAATTAGTTAAAATAAAATGCCACAAGCCGAAAATATGAGTGAATTAACAGTGATTCAATTATTACAAGACGATGGAATTCAAGTTTCCATTGATCGTGGAAGACCACAAATTAGTTTTGAAGAATGGATGGTTCAAAATGAAGATCGTGTAGAAGAATACCCTTCTTATAGAAGAATCCGAAACAACGAAGAATCTCTTTACCAAAGAAGTTTTGTACACCGAGGCCAAAGACTCATTGACGTTGCCGTTATGAATCAACACGTAAATGTTCGAAGAAGACCAGAAGAAAGCTGTTGCTTTTGTCTTTGTCGAGGTCATAATATTGTATTCTGTGGAGCCGCCGAAAAAATAGATGTGGAAAATTGGGTAAAGCGTTTTACAAATATCGTAGACGGGAATTATAAGAATCATAAACCAGATGAGTTAAAAATAATTTTGAAACACCATTTAATAGGAGCAACTCTTAATCCAATAGATTTACCGATTCTTATGTTATATTTTGTAGTATTAGGAATAAGAACCCCTAGTTCTGCCGATAGAAATAGAAATTATTCCATTCATATAATTATTAATGAAATTTTGAGAATTCGTTGTCAATTAATCTATCGTTACGGAACCGATGAACAACGTAAAGTAATTGAAGAAAATATGAAAGATAAACAAGAACAAGAACAAAAAGAAAAAACAGAACAATTAAATAAAATATATTATTTTTATAGTACTTACAATGAAAAAATATACGCGTATTATAGTTATAAATTCCACATTAGACATCACAATTCAATATCAAATACACCGTCTCTAAATACAAATGAAACGTTGTTTGCTTTACGTAGTGAAATATTACGTGATTATGATATTTATAAAAATGCAGTAGAATTTTTCCAAAGAGATTATCCTGAGGATGCTCATCCAGAGATATTATTATTTGGAGAAGTGTTAAATGAAGAAGTGGAATCTGCATTGACCCCTTATCCTTCTCTCAAAGTATCGTCTATTGTAAAAATTAATAAACAAGTATTATTACCTGATGAATATGAGAGTTGGAATGATATTGAATGCCCCGTTTGTTATGAGACCATTGAAAAAGATAATATATATATGACTAATTGTGCACATAAATTTTGTTATGACTGTATTACCAAAACATTAAATATAAAAAAAGAAAAAAGTTGCCCTTGTTGCCGTGGAACAATTGTAGAATTAGTGAACAAATCTTCCACATCCACTTTTTAAAAAAAAAGTGGAGCAAAAATTCACTTTTGGGAAAAGTGGAGCAAATCCACTTTTGAGAAAAGTGGAGCAAAACTTATCCTTATAATCACTATAAAAACACGATAAAAAATCCCGGGTGGTTTTTGCTCCACTTTTTTCTAAAAAGTGGAAAAACAACTTAAAAAAATCTCTTGAAGTTAGTGAATAGTAGGATGTCGGCGAATAAATCCAGTATTTTAACCATTTTTAATGATCATTTCTTTGAGTTTGTCAATGACGTACAAACTGTTTTTCCGGACGATGTAGATATTCTCACAACTAAGAATTCTCTCATTCTTATCCGTAAAGCAAATCCAAAGATGATTATTAAAATATGGACCAATTATATTGTAAAAAAATACCAAAAAGAAATCGAAGCAGGAGATATTCGTTTTTTCTTGGAAAAGGATTACAGTGAAGATTTACAGAACGCAGATCATTCCAAGAAAATTATGGATGCCATTAATCGTTTAAGAGAACCGATCCGTAATATGAGTGCCGAAGAACAACAAAAAACAGTGAAATATATTCAAAATTTGACAAAGTTGGCGCTAGCTTATGAGTAAATCCTATCTTTACACCTTTGCATATTCACTATGGTGTAAAATTTTTTTATGTTATAAGGAAAATTATTTTTTTCTCTTTTCTCATATAAAAAATTGAAATGATTTTTGATATTATTTTGAATAATAAATTATATCAAAAATTAAGTATTATCAAAATAAATTCTTTATTAAAAAATGTTAGCTGAGAGTAAGAGAGTATATAATGATTTTATTCAACTATCAACCAAGAATTATAGTATTAGTTATATAGTAGATGAATTAAAAGCTGGGAATATTAATTTATCACCAGATTATCAACGTGATTTTAAATGGATTCTAACGACGTGTAGTAATTTAATTGATAGTGTTATGAAGAGAAAAATTATTCCTACGCATTACAATTATAAATTACAAAAGAAAGATAAAAAACCAAATGAAAAATATAAATATGAATGTATTGATGGTCATCATCGTTTAAAAACAATATACCATTTTAAAAATAGTGAATATATAAAATTACCGAATGGTAAAGAATTATTAGTTTATTATTACAATAAAGAAAACAATATTTATTTATTTTATGAAAAAAACGAAAATACAAAAAAATTTACATCAGAAAATGATACTTATCAAATTGACTATTTTACAGAAGAAGAAAAAGAAAGATTCGACGAATTTATTTTAGATTTTCGTGAAATTACTACACAATTAAGTTATAATGATAGAAGTGATATTTTTACAAGATTACAAATGGGTACACCAAATCGTAATTCTGATTTTGATAAAAATCGTTTAGAATGTCCTCTTATCAATGAATTTAATAACAAACGTATTGTAGCAATTTATGGAAAACAATATATTGATTTACTAACTACCAGTCCAGTTAATTATACACTTTATCATAAAATCCGTTTATTTGCTATTTATAAGACGATTATGGATAGTGATAATGATAGTGATTTAGATGATAATATTGATAACGAAGAAGAGTTATTATCTATTGTTTTAACTGGAGACTCAAAGTATAAAAAAATGATTTCTAATAAATATTCGTGGGTAAATAAAGAGGATGAAGTAAAACCTTATATGGAGGGTTTCGCAGATTCATTAAAAGAGTTCTTTGATTTATTAGAAAAAACAGGAGTGACATTTACACCATATCGATTATTAAGTGTTTATTGTGATTTCTTAAAAAATCCTTACTATTTTGAAGGAGAGAATCAAGAAAGAAAAATAAAACAATTAAAACGATTATCTGAGAAAGAATCGAAAAGTGATAAAAATTTATGGTTAAGAAAAGACGATAAAAAGGATGAATCTTATAAAAATAGATGTAAAGATTATTTTGTAAATTGTATGAAAGAAAATGATAATTATGAAGATGAAGATGAAAATGCTGAAAAATATAAACGAAAAAATGTATCTAAAAAAACAAAAGTTGTTGTTTGGAAAAGAGATTTCCGAGATAAAGAAGTAGGTATATGTTGGCTTTGTGGAGAAGAAGTTACAAAAAAAAGATGGGAATGTGGACATATTGTTGCAGCAGTAGAAGGTGGAACCAATGAACCAGATAATTTAGTTGTATTACATCGAAAATGTAATCGCAAGCAAGGAATAGAAAACGCATATGAATATAAGAAAAAATTAATGAGTATTTAGATATTTTATATTTTATATTTTATATTTTATATTTTATATTTTATATTTTATATTTTATATTTTATATTTTATATTTTATATTTTATATTTTATATTTTATAATATTTTATATATTTTGTTGTAATCTTAATTTATCTTTTTTTTCGCGTTTGATTCTTTTTTTTGAAACTTTGTTTTCTAGTTCTTCTACTTTTCTCTCCTTCCCTTTTAACTTCTTCCCGTTCGGGGCCCTTGATTTTTCGTAAAACAAATTCAGTCATTCCATTTCCCCTTGTTTTAATAGATCCATATTTCCCGTATTTTTTCTCCAGTTTTTCAGAGGCCTCTTTCATCGGTTTTAAACGGTCTTCAAAACGGCCTAAACCGCCTTCTTTCCCATAATATTTGGTTTCAAACCCGATTTTATTGAATCGAATCACTTTACCATCTGCTAAGAAATACTTTAACGTTCTCTCGACATCTTCTTTTTGACCATTCGATTTGGTAATCGTCAAATCTAAAGATTTCATTTCAGGGCGATTAATGATTCCGTAAAAAGCTCCTACAATATAATTCAAACAGGTCGTCATTTCTTCTTTGGTTTTTCTGAAAAAAGGATTGTAAACTGGATAGACTCCCCAAATAGATGCACCTTCTTTAAGAGTAATTTCAAAGGCGTTTTTTATAAAATGATTCAAATCCGTTTTTTTATGTTGTGGAGAGAGAGAAAGATCGATTTTGGCTAGATCATCATCCATAAAAACAATCCATTTTCCGGAAGGCCAATGTTTCATAATATATTCTCTCTGTTGGACCAATCCCTTTTTCCCAACAATTAATTGATGATATAATTTTGAATCCAATTTTTCTTTATACAATTTATATTCTTCTTGATTCGCTACATAGACATAAATTTTGGAAGCAGGAATGTTATTTTTTTCAAGAGTGGTCAAGGTTTTATCATTACATACTTGCGCACGTTTATAACTAGGAATACATATAATATAATCTTTCATTTTTTATATTATATTATAAGGACAAAAAATTCTTGTTTCTTTATTCTTTCTTATTTCTTGTTTTTGACCCGGATGTTTTTCAAGGTCTGGTTATGTTTTACCATAAATTTCCGGGTTTTTCCTTTGGTTTTTTCCCAAATACGGAGTCTTAAATAACATACAATGGATAGACGACGTGCTTCCTCGTCTTCTTTATGTATGGGTAGATTTCCGTGCCATTCGTGGACATTCATAAATAATACGTCTCCCGTACGCACATCAAACCCAATTCCATACTGAGGAAAACACGTTTCTCCGCCCGTATATTTACCGTATTCAATGACACTTAAATTACCAAACCCTTGTGGATCATCGCCTACATCTTTATGAATCGTTGTTTGAAAATTCACATTCGTAGTCACGGTAGTAAAACACGTATCCGCAATACGAAACGGGGTTTGTTTGGCCTTTTTCTTTTGTAATCCATATTTTTTAGGTACCAATTTCGCATATTGCTCATCAATCTCTTGAATCAGAGGAATCGTTTTCTGATAATTTTCAGGATAATCCATATTAAAACGCGTTTCACGAATGGTAAGAGGTAATGTAATTCCTTTTTTTTTTAATGCAAATTTTTGACTGGGAGAGAGGTAGTCGAAATAACCGAAAATGTTTGTCATAATTTTAGGATTGTTTTTTACATTTTTCGATTTACTTCCAGAGGCACTCCCTCGATTACTTGTTTCTCTTTCCGCGAATTTAATCACATTCTCATAAAATTCTTTCACATTTTCCGGTTTTAATTTATTCTTACGAAATTTCGCTAAAAGTTCGCCACTTGTATGATCGTATACATCAGCATCTTCTTTAATAACAAGTGTAATCGAATTCGGATTTACTTTTTTATTTTTGAGAGAAATGGCCTTCTCATCCGTCAAGTCTTTATCTACATAATAAATCGTAATAGAACCCTTTTTTTCTTTTTTGATAAGCATTGATTCGATGAATATATGTTTTAAAGATAACTATATATTGAAAAGATAATATTATCAAAACCATCGAGTTTAACTTAAAAGAAAAATATATATACTACTATAAATATTGAATGAGTGAATTACCTCCGATTCCAGAAGAATTTACCAAAGTCATTAAAGATTTTGTAACCGATATTCAAACTACTTTTCCAGAATTCTGCCCTTTAATCTCTAAATGGTGGAAATCAAGAAAAGATTTTGAATATATTGAAAGTCTAGAAGAAAGAGAAACGAAATTTTTGGAAGCCCAAGGAAAAAGCATTCAATTATTACATCGATTTTGTACAAAGAAATTCCCATCACGATTTTTCGATCTTCTTTATCAGAATGAAGAGATTTTCAAGGAAGATGCTGAACAAGATACAGAATTTTTACCACATATTCATTTCAAGACCTTATGGGATCTAGATATTAGTCAAAAAACCAAAGATACCATTTGGAAATATTTACAATTGATTCTTTTTTCTATTATTGGCAATTTAGAAAATAAAGAATCTTTTGGAGGAGATACTGCCAAATTATTCGAGGCCATTAATAATGAGGATTTCAAAAGTAAATTGGAAGAAACTCTGGAACAGATCCAAGGACTTTTTCAAAAGGGACAGGAAGAAGGAGAAGGAATGCAAGAAGAACAAGGAGAAGAACAAGAACAAGGGCAAAAAGATGAAAGAGAGAAACAACCTAACAATCAAAACAAATTTCCAAACGCAGATCAATTACACGATCATATATCTGGAATGATGAATGGAAAACTCGGGCAATTGGCTAAGGAAATTGCAGAAGAGACAGCCGATAGTTTCAATTTAGATATGGAAAATACAGGAGATATGAAAGATGTTTTTCAAAAGTTATTGAAGAATCCTACCAAATTAATGGGTCTAGTGAAAAATGTAGGAGATAAATTGGACAATAAGATGAAATCAGGTGAAATCAAAGAAAGTGAATTAATGGCCGAAGCCACTGAAATTTTCAATCGTATGAAGAATACGCCTGGGATGGGTGGAATGGGAGATATTCAATCGATGTTAAGTAAAATGGGTCTGGGAGGTGCCGGAGCGAAACTAAATACGGGGGCAATGGAAGAACAAATGAAACGTAATTTAAAGATGGCACAGATGAAAGAAAGAATGAAGGCAAATATTGGAAAAAAGAATGTTCCAACCACTGAACAAGTGAATCCACTATCGCCTCCAGTCTTTTCAGAAGAACAATTAGTTGAAATATTTGAAAAGGAAGATTTGAATACTAATCAAGAAAAAACCGTGAAAAAGAAGAAGGATAAATCAAAGAAACCAAAAAAATAAATAGTCGTTTTTACGTTTAATCATATAATTTAATTACATTACATTATATTAAATTATATTATATTTATGGTAAATAAAAAATGTATTGCTGTGTTAACGAAAGGATATCAGGATATATCCGATTATCATAAACTTATTTTAAGAAATCAATGCATTGAAAAAAAAATGAATGATTTAGAAAAAGAAGAAATCGACATTCTTATTTTTCACGAAGGAAATATAACAGATTTAGATCAAGAATTCATAACAAATATGACACCTTCTTTAAAAATAATTTTTATCAATGTAAAAAATGGATTTGCATTTAAAGAGGAAAAACGATGTATTCCATTTACTTTTAATATGGGTTGTTTTGGTTATCGAAGTATGTGTTCTTTTTGGTTTGTTGATTTCTGGCATTTTATAAAAGATTATGATTATTTATTACGAATTGATGAAGATTGTTTTATTGAATTTGAAATTCAACACGCTTTTGAATGTTTAAAAACGAATTTATTTATTACTGGGAGATGGTCAAATGATGAAGATTATGTTACAGTAGGATTGAATGAATTAACTTTACAGTTTATGAACCAGGAATCGCATATGAATAAATTAGAAAAAAAAGTTCCTTGTTCAGGACCCTATACAAATGTTTTTGGGATTGATTTAAGTATTCGAGATCATCATATCTTGAAAAGATATATAGAAGAGGTTGAAAAGAGTAATCGAATTTATAGTCATCGATGGGGAGATTTACCTCTTTGGGGAGAAGCCATTGATTATATTTTTGGTAGAAATTCGATTTCTATTCTTGAATCATTAAAATATTATCACGAAAGTCATAAATCATTGGTGAATTAAATTTGCATAATTGAACATTTATAATGGTAAATAGTTATAATATAAATATTATTTTATTATTTATATTATATTATGTTTATTGCCCTTAGTTTTGTTGGAAAATTACCCGCATATATAATCGAATGTTTACATCAAATAAGAATTTACTTCAATGAAGAAATATATTTAATAATTGATGATACAAACAGCGAATATATAAATAAAATAAAGGAATATAATGTAGAAATTATTGAATATAAGGATGTGTATTCTGATGAATTTATAAAAAACAAAGAAATCAATAATAGTAAATTTTCAATCATCGATTGTTTAACCGGTAGAGAGGAGTTATTTATACGTTCTTTAGAACGTTTTTTCCTTGTAAGTAATTTAATGAAAAAAAAAAAGTTAAATGATTGTTTTTTTATGGAACTTGATAATCTTATTTACGATAATCCAAAAAATTGGTTGAATGAATTTTCAAAATATGAATTATGTTATATGTTTGATCATTTTAATAGATGTTCTTCTGGAATTATGTATATAAAAAATGAAAATAGTTTAGATGGATTTTTACAATATAATTTGAATTATATAAATGGAAATAATTATCATTTAAATGAAATGCAGAGTTTATTTCAATATTATGAATTAAATAAAGAAACAGTACATATTTTACCTACTTTTTGGCCAACAGATCAGTTTTATTTTATGACTTCTATGAATTATGATAAATATAATGATACAATATTTGACGCATTAGCTATCGGTTGTTATTTATTAGGATTAGATTCTTATCATACAAATGGTATTATTGAACTAGGAAAAAAAGCACCTTGGTGTCATATTGATTATACGAATGAATTATTTGAATGGAAAATAGATGAAAAGGGTAAAAGGAAACCTTATATTTTTAATAAGAATAACAATCAATGGTTATTAATAAATAATTTACACGTTCATTCAAAAGATTTAAAAAGTGGATTATCTATCCCTTTGTAATATATTCGCACATAAAAGGTAATTCAAAAATGTGTTTTATTTTTTCATATTCAATTAACATTTCATTATATTTTATTTCATCTATATTTAATAAAATATCTTCTAGTTTTTCAATTTCATTGATATTAATAGAAATACATATTTTGGAATAATCAATAATTTCTTTATATGGTAACCATTCAATATCATCCCATACATAAATAGGTATTGTTCCTAATTTGAATATTTCAAAAAAACGAAAACTTGATCTTCCGTAACCTCTAGGTGCCAAAGCAAATTTAGAATGGATTGTTTTCATTATAAATTCATCTTGATTTTCTTTATCTACGATTGGTGACCAATTAGTTTTAAATGAAAAATTAAATAATGTATTATTTTCAAGAAAATGAATTAAATTTTTTCTTAAAGGATGAGTAACTCTCCCTACAAAAGAACAAAAAATGTTTTTTTCTTTAAAATCAATCCGTTTTTGGTTGATTAATGTATGGTTCATATCTTCGTAAATCAGTGGTAAATATATATTTCCATTACACGCACCGTACACTAATATATTTTCGGGTAATCTTAATAATGGTCCATCATCCATTTGAACTACGGTAAAATAACCTTTTTCATTTGGATGTTGTTGAATATATTGGTCCAAAATAATTTGCATATTATTACTTTGTTCTTGAAACCAAGGTTGAATTTGAAAATTTGTCCATAAAAGAGGAATATAATACCTACCTTCTTTATCATATTTTAAATGATTTGTTTTCATAAAATCTAAAAAAAATTCTTCCATATATAATCCATTTTTAAATGGTGGATAAGTATCTTTACTTTCAACATAAAATAAATCATACAGTAATAATTCAATTTCTTGTTTTTTTTGTTTTTCTTCATATTTTTCGATTAAATTCATGATTGGTTTTTTGTTATAAAATTCTTCAAGTATTTTTCTTTGTAAATGAATATATTTTTTATATTCTTCTTCCTTTTCTTCAAAATATTTTATTTTTTCTATTACGTCATTTTCGGTTTCTACGTGACAAATATCTAAAATAACATCATTAAATATAACAAGATTTTTATTTACTAATAATAATGTTCCCGCAGAAATAACTTCTAATATCCCATTCCCTCTTAATTTTCTTCCCATTATTTTAACAAAGTATTTCGAATGATAAATACGTTTTATATTTTCTAAAATGTTTTGCGAATGAATGAATATAGGAATATTACATTCATAAGATATTTTCAAAAACGGTTGAGGAATATTTACAACTGGCCTTTCTTGCGTATTGTTTATTTCCATAAAAATACCATTTTTTACAACAACTTCCGTTTCACAATTCAGCAAATTTTTATGAATCATATTTTCAATGGTATAAGGTCCAACAAAGGAATAAGGAAATCCAATTGAAAAACTTGGTAAATTATTTTTTGTTACATCTTGATTCAAAATAATGTCATATTTACTAATTAAATTATTTGTAATAAAATCTTCATTCTCGCCTACATAATAACACCATAAAATCTGAGGATATTTTAATAATATTTCTTCCGATATTGGGGTATTAATACATAATACAATTTTGTATTGTTCCCATTGAATATCATACATATTATGAGATATTGAATCGATACTTGTATAACAATGATAGGTTTCATCTAAAAATGGTAATTCTGGGTTTTTATTTGTATTCGAATATTTCATATTATTTTTAAAGTTTTCTGATAGACAATTTTTATTTATTTGACAAGGAAATTCATTTGATTCTTTTATAATAATAAAATCGGTATCAAAATATTCGGTTAACCCAATCGGAGGACATCTCATCATAGAAGTTTTAAATAATTCAAATGGGTCCTTTGTAATATCTGTTACCCATAAATCTTGATAAACAGATGATTTTACAATAGCTATTTTTATCATTTATATTATAAGTAATATATTATTTAAATAATAATATTTTAATCATTATATATAAAAATAATGATTAAAATATTTATTGTTCATTATAAAAAATTAACGGAAAGAAAATTATTTATTTTAGAGCAATTTAAAAAACACAACATTACAAATTTTGAATTTATTGAGAAATATGATAGAGATAATATAGATGAAAATGATAAAATGTTATTTGTAGAAAATTATGATAAAACTCAAATAGCTATTTCATTATCTCATATTTATGTTTATAGTGAAATATTTATGAAATATGAAAATGCTCTTATTCTCGAAGATGATGCAGTTTTGAATAATAATTTTATTGAAATATTAAATAAATATATAGAAAATACACCTATTGATTATGATATGTTATTTATTGGGAATGGTTGTGATTTACATATTGATAATAGTCGTATTGTTTCTGATTGTAATATTTATAAAAAAAATGTATTAACAGAATGGGGAACAAGATGTACTGATTCTTATGTTGTAAGTAAAAAAGGCGCAATCAAAATAATCAATTATATAAATAATATAGAATATAAAATAAATGAATCGATTGATTGGTGGTTAAATAGAGTATTAAGAGAAAAAAATTTCAATATTTATTGGTCAGAACCTACGATTGTTAAACAAGGTAGTCAATGTGGTTTATATAATTCATCTTACAATCATTAGAATATGAATATAAAATATAATATAAATATATAATGGAAAATAAAAAAATCAAAATTATTTTTTATAATATTGGAATATTGGTGATATATATTTTGCACAGCCTTTCATAAAAAATGTTGTAAAAAATAATATAAATTTTGATTATTATTTCTTTTGTCATTATAGTGATTTTTTATATAAAAGTGTAATACCAAATATAAAAAATATAAAAGATGAAAATGATTTTTTAGAAATAATTAAAAATATGGATTGTTATAATTTTGAAAATTATATTTACTTAAATGAAGAAAAAATATTATTAATTAATACTTGGTTAGCTAGTATGAGTTATAACTGGAATAAAAAACAACATATATTATATGATTTTAAAGATTATTTAAAAGAATGTGATTTAATTAGTTATACAAAGTGTTATGATGTATTATTATCTAATATACTAAAAGAACACAATGTTTCTTCTTGCGACAAATTATCGAATTTACAAAAGTTAATTACTTGTAAAATTTCCTTTATATAATGAGGATAAGATATATCTTCTTGAATATTTGTAATAGAATAATCTTCTCTTAATGAAAATTGTCTACAAGAACCTAAAATTGTTATTTTCATTATAATATAAATAATATAAATAATATAAATAATATAAATAATATAAATAATATAAATAATATAAATAATATAAATAATATAAATAATATAAATAATATAAATAATATAAATAATATAAATAATATAAATAATATAAATAATATAAATAATATAAATAATATAAA